CACCGTCATCGCGTCACCTCGGGTGCCAAAGTAAAGTTCCCCTGTATAAGTCTTGACACATCGCCGCCAGCATCAACGATTTCCAAATCATAAACGCCACTAGTTTCAATAGCTGCCGTTACCATGTCGCTCATGCTGAGGGTAATCCTGCCTATCGCGCCCTCAATCGCAATTCTCCCATTTTCGGTCGTAAGCTCGACCATCACGGTTGTCGATTCAATGGTTCTGCGAACCTGCATTCGGGCGGTAAAGTGTTCAAGGTTCATGACCATATATGTCGCCCCAGTAGGGTCGACAAGCAGGTCTGGTTCCTGGACATCTAGTACGCGACCAAATGTAGAGCCGGCCTCACATAAAATGTTGTATATCCCAGCTATCAAAAGTCGCTCCTAGTCATCGTCTCAATGAATTATATGCTAGGGAGTGCCCCCAAAAAGGACGGTCTATCTTAAAGAATAGAACCGCTATCCTTGTTTTTGCCGACGTTCTTCAATCCCATCGCCATTGCGACCGATGCCGCCAAAGCGACAACGCCGACCTCAAGATTTGCCGAATTCGTCAATGACTCAAATGACAAGCCGGTTGCCGCCGATGCGCCAAGCCATGCTGCCACAAATACCTTAACTGCATTTTCTGCTGACTCTTTTAAGAACTTGCTGCTCATTATTCCTCCTCGGAATTACGGTTATTGTTGTATGTCTCGTGTTCTCCGCTGGCGACAATATCAATCGCCGAATTAAGCATACCATTCGCCATCCATGGGGTCATGGAGCTAGAGACGGAAATAATCAATTCGGTCTCATCGCCAATGACCTCGGCAACCATAATGAAATTGGAGATAACTTTGGTCGCCTTGGCGTCCTTAAGCATTTCATCAAATATGGAGTTTATTTCATCACTGTTGTCCATATGGCCCCCCTATGTAAAGATATGTTCAATTTTCACGCCGACCGGTTTGGCGTAGTTAACGGCTTCTACCACTATTGGCGAACTCGTTCCGATCAAGTCTTCGGCGCCGCCGTATGTTTGGTCCCAGGGCGTTTCAATCAAAAGCGTAAATGGGCCGTATGGCTGGTGGGTGATTACCACTGCTTTTTCACCAATCATTACTCGTTTAACTGCGGATTCAATTGCCGGAATGGTTCCAGCGGCCATGCCGTAAAATCCGTATTTTGCCTGCCATGACTGAAATTCGCGCTGTACTTCAGACGTATTGGTCGGCGGATCCAGTTCCCCGGACGCCGAAAATCTAATGGTATCTGGGCCATCAAGAAGACTGCTATTAAGTATAAACGGATCCGATGGATCCACCGATGAGTTTAGTTTTTTTATAGGCTCAGTTCCGGAAAACTGGATCAGCCACGGCAGGGCGCCATTGTCTACAAAATCCGGATCAACAAGTCTACTTTTGGCGGCGTCATCATCTGGGACATAAAACAAAAGGTCATTTTGGTATCTGTACCGATACAGGGCCTTAATCGATCTATCGGATGACTCAAACGCCACGTCGACAAATCTTAAAAATGCATCGTCCGGCTCCTGCTGGTACGGCTGCGAGTTAACCAGGTGGTCCGGCATTTTCTTGGCCAGCTGGCGTGTCGCCTCCCCGTATTTCCAAAAATCATATTTCCCAGATACAACTGGACGCGTGAATAAAATAACATCTGATTGAGAATTGGGAGTAAAGGTAATCGTAATTTTTAGGTGTGGCCCGACGGAATTTCGCTGTATAAGGTTTATTTTTTCGCTTCGGACAATGCCCCATCTTGGGTTGTCAAGGCCCGTCTGTGAGATGCCCTCCGCGTTTGTGGCTGCGATTGTGTAGTTAGTTGTAACATCTGGGCCGAGACCCAGCGCATCGCCAAGAACTATAGCAATCGATCCGCCGGATGGCACCGCAGTGGCGAATGTTAATATAATATCTTCGCCGATATCCTCTTCATTAAGTTTTACAACATCTAAAGATAATGAACACGATGCGGCCGTAGGCGAAATCCGTAATTGTTTATATGTCGTATCTGTAGAGAATTCCGAATTTTCCGTTGAGTCGACCGAGCAGTTATTGGAAATCCATAAACCGGATGCGTTTAAATTCTTTAATTTTGACGCATCGGCGCTCAGGCGATTTATTACAGCAGCCATTTACAGGGCCACAACAGTAACGCTTGCGCGTGGGAGTAATCCGATATACATAGAGCTATAACCGGTGATCTGCCCGCCTGGGGCGACTTCTGAAACAAGTAGCTGATTCCCCGTATGGGAATCTGGATACGACGGGATCGAACCAACGACGGACGAGATATATGCTACCCCGGGCGTGGATAGCGCCCTTCCCACAATATCGTACAGCCGCATTTCTGTCCCAAAATTCGCCCAGTTATTCGGGGATATATATTCTTCAATTTCTTCCGTTACCGCCGACACCACATCGGAAGAAACGTGTCCGGATAAAACGCTTAGGGTAATGGTCACGCCTATGTCGTACGTCCACGCATCTAAAACCGTGAAATTAAGCCCGGCTTGTATCCTGCCCGCGACGTCGGTATAAATTGCTGTTTTTTGTGTACGGCCAATTGGCGCTCCATCATCTCCGGATACAAAAATAGTGAAGTTCCCAGCTATTTGATTGTTTGCAACATATGTTGATAAAAGCGTATCCATCATCACAACATCCACGAGCGGACCGGGATCTATTTCCGAGCTAACGCCATCGTCGTATGTCACGGTTCCGGTTGTTCCGTCTACCACCAGGGAGTCACTACTGACGGTGAACGTGCCACTTCTCAACGCTTCGGTATATCCGTCCACGCCGTAAAATTGTGGAGTTATAATCCTGTATGTCGTTCCATCAATTGGGGGTCCTTCGGAAATAACCATTTCGGACGCCGCCCCAAAAGCCGCGCTGGTGGTTATTGTGGCTACCGTCCCAGAGTGCGTAGAGTTCTCCGCGGATGCCGAAAACTGCGCAGCTTGTACTAAATCATAAACCTTACACCGTTTTACGGTAGATGCGTATGTAAGCAAAATATAATTTTCAATTTGCGTCGCAGTAGTCAAAACCCTACTAAGACTCTGTAAATAAGTAACAGCCCTATCTAGAAATTCACTATCAGATTCGGCTGACGATCCGGAACTAACAGCGGATGTCGTTGTAACAGAGAATAATGTAGAGCTAGGGGAGGCCGGGGTTAGCTGTGTCCCGATTGCGATTGCCGGTATTACTCCGACAACCGATGACACTAGCGATCCGGCGACGGTTGTTTCTCCGGCGAGAGCAACAATGCCGTTTAATAGTACGAATGGGTATTCAAGCGTTTGAACGCCGTCAAAAAAACTATAGATATATGTCGTAGACCCTTCCACGACATCCCCGGCGTCAAATAATTCAAATTCAACGTCGACTGTTGACGATGTGGCGTCATCCCTGGAGACACCCAACATCGCCAGCACGCCTTCCATTAATCCGTCCGGCAACCTATTAATGGCCCCCATTGTCGCGGCGCCAATATACGCTCCGGCCTGTAGAAGAGCGTCCTCTATGGTCCCCGGCGTTGGATTAAATTCAGGAAGAGCCTCTTGCGCGTAGGTAACTGCATCTAGATACAGGATCCCGGGCTGCTTGTCAAACTCGGTGAAATCTATGTATGTACTAAAATCCGGGGACGCCATATTAATCCTCTGTTGTGTAGTCTACGAATATGCTGACATTTCCGCTATCCGAAATATCAAAACGTTCAATTGCGCTAACTCTGATCTGCGGCCAATATTGAGCCAATGAAGATCTTAGCCCATTTGGCTCTCCGGTATCAAATGTCGGGTCGACGGTTCCAAAGCCGGGATCAAGCGGTAGTTCTCCTGGTTCAATCCGCACCGTCAGGGCAATTACTTGGTCAAAAAAAACGCGCTGAGAGCTGTCATAGACGGCCGCCCGTCCATTGCTCCCGAATGTCAGGGGAAATACTAAGGTTTGCATATAACTAGTGTGCCATCACAATCGGGTTTTTAGTGGGTGTGAGTATTCGGCGAGCGAAGGTCGATGAGGATCGTAAGTTGGGTCTGTAATGCCAATATTTGGTCGTCAACATATTTCTTATTAGCGGCATCCTTGTCCAGGGTGGGCGTATCCACGTTTGATAGACGATAATTCTGTCCGCCACTACCAAGGAGCACAAGATTACTCCGCTTCCCCTCAAGAAATCCCACGAGAACCGATTCGCCAACAACCGGATATTTTGTGAATACCTTACACGGACCAAAAATTTGGTTTGGCGATAAATTTGGGACATTTACATAAACGCCCCCGGATGTGCGGACCACCTTGGCGATATATGTAGCATTTGGGACGAGCAGATTTTGGGATCCCTTGCCGCGGTTTATTGGCGTAAAGCGTGCGTTTAGCATGGATCCTATTCCGTAACTGGCTTCTGTTGATCTTTGGGTTTTTCAGGAGTTTGAAATTGTATTTGAACCGGTTGATTGTTGAACTCATCAAAGCTTACGCTGCTAACCAAATAACCGCCTCTAAAAAATGGCGGCACTGATGTTAAGTATACGGTATAACCGGGGCGTAACAATTTTCCATTCGGCGAAGCAACCGATGCGCTACCGTTTCCCTGAAGGGCATTATTTTCAGAATATTCAACATTTGGCCATGTTGTTAACTCAAAAACCCCATTATCCGGAACGGGTGTTTGTATGATTGTGGGGATGATCGGATTTCCGCCTCCGGGCAACAGAGCGTCATCATATAAAAAAAACGGTTCCTCAACCATGTGGGCGGGTATGGCTCCATTGTTTGGTTTATTGGGATCATAACGCAGATCAATATATTTTTGCGGCACCCCTTTGGGGCTAATCTTTGAAGACAGCCCGAATTTCCAGAGCATCCATGACTGTGATCCGTATATTAACTGCCCGTCACACTCAAAGGCGATATATGCGTTTTCGGTTCCGGAACTAGTGAAAACATTCCAGACACTTTCGTCTGTTGTGCTATTGCTCGCTTTAACCAGGGCCTGTTGTTTCCCTGATTTCCGTCCGGCAAAACCAAGGTTCATGGCTCGGGCTATTGCTTTTGCGTAGTCATATCCGTTTGTCCCGGCGATATTCTGAGGCCGTTTATCTCGCTTCATGAGTTGAACCGATTTGGGCCAACACTGAATATTCACAACAGGAGAACCGCCCTGTCCTGGGCCGGATGTCACACTCCCGATTTCATATTTTAGCCCGCGATAGGTGACATCTCTACGAACATCAAAATAGCGATTTTCTATCATCGTGTAGTCCGGGTCGTAAAACGATAGTGCGATTTGGGACGATTGACCCCAGTCATAACTAACAGACAGAGATATAAGGCGCCCGGCCACCGTTCTTTGTTCCGTATCCGGGAGCCCTGAAATATTGAAAATATTTAACACATCTTCTACGCTTGGCGATTCCGAAATTGAATAATCTTTTGCATTAAATGCCGTTTTTAGGCGAACCAGCTGAGCGGTAATTTTTTTGCCTTCCGAGATACTTAATAACTCGGCATAGACGGCGGCGACGTAATGGAGTGGCGTCGTACCCTTTGGGTCAGATCTTTTATGGTAATTAATTTTGTCTAATGTGAATTTACCTAAATGAAATCCATCCTTTTTATATTGCGCAAGGGCTTCAACCTGCGTGTAAATTTTTCTGCCGTTTGTGCTTAATAACGGCAGATTTATTTGTATTTTTTTGCCCTTTTCCCGTAAATTTATTGTCGCCGTTATCAGGGTGGAAAAATCTTTGCCGTTAGCATTGATTTTTGTGATTCCATTAGCCGTGCTTGTTCGCACCTGTGGCCGTGATTCAAGAATCATATTTCCCCACTCAATGGGGACGGGCCACTTGGGGTATCCGGTATATATGGGTTCGCTGGACAAAATTTTCTCCTGTATTTAGCCGGTTATCCTAAAGTACCCTCGTCGTTTTCCATTATCCAACCAGCCGTCGCCGGTCACCACGCTCTTAAACTCGAGTACAAATTTGGTATCGGCTATATCAAGGGGCATTTCCGTAATCCTCATATTTCGGTTAAATATATCCCACGCTGCTATGAACGCCCGTTTGCTCTCCGTATCCTTTGACAAATTGTCAAAGCTGCTTGCGCGTACCTGGTTCGCATCAAATGCTTTGTCCACAGTTGGCCATGGAACCTTTGTTTTTCCCAATATAATACTCTCCCACACATCGGCCCCCGACAGAACCACTCTACCCGTATTTGGATTTCTGTTGCTGAGGTTCATATTTGTCAGAACGCCTGCGTTGGGTATATTAGCTTTAGTAACCTGCATCCACCCATTAGCGAGTATCATGGCGCCATCAACTGCGGTCGGCGCAGATGCTTGGTAGGAGACGATGTACTGCCCCGCTGTTGTCGTCGCAACAACCCCCGCCACAACAAAACCTCGCCCGACTATACTGCTTGGGAATGCATCCGTTTGGGACGCAACGGTGATTATGCTTTGCGGCAAAAAATTACCTATTTCGTCTGAAACGACCCGAATTTCAACATTTCCTTCCAGGTGTGCTCTTCGGTAGGCAATGACATTATACGACACCCCCTTGGAATCCCCTTGCTCCGGCTTTGGGCTGGATCCGGTAAGGCTTATGCCGGTGCCGAATGTCAATCTACCATCAACGAGTTGCATGTCTGCAATATAACCCGCAATAATACCGGTAGGAAAAATATGGTTATTAACGGGATTTTGCAGATTAATAGTAATTTTCCCCTTTAATGCAACGGGCGTTACGCCGACATTCACGAGCTCGCTAACCGTGGTAACCGAGGCGACCTTAATGCCCAATTTGTCAAAGAACCCCGGATCGCTAAGGGGGGTCGGAGTGCCAATGCCGGTTAGCCCTATAGTCACGCCGTCCGCTATTGTATTACCACCAGTTGTCAGTGTTGTAACAAACAGATTTAGTTGGTTCTGGCTTGGAAGTGTTATGGCGTATACTTTCCAGGTGGATCCAGTAGTAGTGCCACCACCGCGGCCACCACCGGTAGCAGAACTCCCCTTTGGAACAACATAAGAAAATTTCGGCAGCGACAAAAATCGTTCATTAGGTCTCGGGATGTTTTCTATAAGACTTATTGTGGCGGTGCAGGCCGTTGCTGCGCCGGCTTGATTTATTCTGGTGATGGTAAACCCAAGGGAATCTATATTCCAAGATTTCCCCGACAGTAATTTATGAACATTTTTAAAAGTTACTGGTGTATTCTCATTGGCCATATCTTTTAGCAAATTTAGCGAATCATCGATTGATATAAATAAAGAATCGAGCGGATGAGCAATGACGAATTCAAAAGAACATCGTTCCAATTTGGCGTTGGCGGTATCCAATAATGGAGTATTTAAAGGTCTCTGTATTTCCGAATAGGACAGGCCAATGCCGTCGTGCGTAAATGATGAAATCCCAAAAGGAAATTCATAAAGCAGTCGAGCCGCTTTGCCAATAACGGTTGCCTGCTCCATTGATCTAGCCTGCGGCCCGGCCATGGCAAGATCCCCGGCTCTTTTCGTTGATAGGGCGCTGGATTTAGCCGCCTCACGTGAGGGAATTAGGATCGTGAGCTCCGTGCTTACGCGTTCTCTGCCGAATGCCATGTTACGACCGCTCTACTGCATTTTGTTGCGCCCGCGCGATTACGTCCATAACCTTTTGGGCAAGTAGCTCGGCTGATTGGCCGGGTCCCCCATAAACATTAACGGTAACCGGGGTTACTACATTATTCCCAGCTTTGGATCCCTTTACTCCACTGACTGATCGTGATGTTCTTGTATCGCCCAGCGGTGGGACCACATGAAGGTGCCGAGTTCCACCAACTCCATGGAATTCAGCAAAGCCGCCAGAGTCATTAATCATCTTTGAATACTGGCCGAGATTTTGGCCAACTAGGTCGTATGCGCGACCAGCTAAATGATCGGAACTTGGAGAGCCGAGCATATCCGTTCTAAATGAACTTGTAATTGAGCGACTTCCGGTGAGCATGGAATCGAACCTGGAGTGGGCACCGAGTGTCGCTCCAAGCGCCCGCGGTATCCGTGTGTCGCCCACGAGACCACGCCGTGGAGAATAGGTGTCGGGCGTAGGATTCCCATTCTGGTCAACCTTCAGCCCCTTCTGCCACCATGGCGGAGCATTTTCCCACCACTCTGGCTTGTCATCAAATCCGACCGTCAGTGCATCCAAGAACTGCTGTCCCCATTCGGCCCCAAGCTTGGTGAGATTTTCGGCCACTAGCGCCTGGAATGAACGTTCTGCATTTAGGCCGGTAAGATCGCCGATAAGCCCGACCTTTGCCATTTCTTCCAAAATCTGATTGCCATCCATTGCTGAAACATCTTTGTTCGCAAGGAAGTCTTGAAGCACTCCAAGTTTTTGAGGATCGCCCGTTATGGCGTTTTGTAACTGAGTGGTCACCCGGCTCATTTCTTGATTATCTAATTCAAAACCCCTATCGGCTAGTAGTCCGGCGACGCCCTGGGCCCCCACGCCGGCAGCACCAGAAAGACCCTTTTTCCCTGCCGCCGCAGACATATCCGCCCCTGACGCTAATACGCCACCGCCGATGTCATATTTTGTATTGAATTGTCTTTCAAGTTCTTTATTACCGTCAAATAAGCCACCCGGCTTAAACATTGCCCCGCTGGCCATATCAGCGAACATCTGAAGTTGTTTCGCGGGATCATCGGCATTAATCAGTGAATTGTAATCAAACTGCGTTTGCTGGAAATCAATAAAATCATCAACGGTCGCATTGCCGCCAAGCTCCTTTAGGTTCATTGTTTGTTTTCTTACGGCTTCAGTGACGCCTCTACGCTTGCGGAACTTGTCAAGCTCCGCCATCGCCCCGACTCCGATATCCAGCAATGCGAACTTAAGATCTTCGGCGGTCATTCTCATTTTTTTACCGAGGCGCTCAAACATATTGCCAACGGTTAACGATGTGTTAAACAGATCAATCCCACTCTTTTTCGCCATAGCGGCGGCGCCACGTCTATCAACTCCAAACCGTTGCATTAATAGTTTTATTCTTTCATCAAAATTATCAAGCGCCAACTTATTTTGTGTGTCTACGGATGAGCCTACCCCGGCGGTTTTATAGAACGAAGTGCGATCAAGGTTCGCGTTGGCCATGGCCGCCTGGGCGGCGGTTTTCCCTTCCGCCGTACTGGTGCTTCCAAAAAATCCCTGATCGTATAATTGTTGGATTCCTGCTTTCCCGCCCAGTCTTATGGCGGAATCGCGCTGTCCGCTTTTCCTCTTCAAGACATCCCGCGCGCCGGTTGTTGAAAGGTCTTTGTCCCTCAACATGGCGGTTACAACATCGCTCATAATTCCGGTATTAATACTGCTGGCAGCGGCCTTTGAAAGTTTTGTACGGTTACTTTTGACCATTATCGCCCCGGCCGCGGTGCCGATTAAGAAACCGGCGATTCTTGCTACGGCCTTTACCTGTTCCGGCATCCCGGATGTAAACGAGGCCGCGGTTGCGTATCCGGCCGCTCCGCCGCCAAGCATTCCTTTTGCGTAACTTGTTTGGCCCGCCATCATTCCGAGTCCGCCGCCAATAAGCATTCCTTTTCCACCCATGATCGAGCCCATTGCGGCCCCTGTGGCGGCATTACGCGTAGTTCTGTCTTGTATCTTGTCAAGTGCGCCGCTTGACATCAACATCATTCCGGCCATGCCTAGTCCAGGGGACATTTGTTGTCTTAGGCCGGCCTGCATTTGCTCGCCCCTGCCGCGCATTGCTGCGTTCATTTTCGTTTTAATGGCAAAGAACCGCGCGGCAGATGTCGATGGTGGGTTAAAGCCCACACCACCAAGACCAGTGGTCCCCCTATTCCTGAACGCATCATCAAATCTTTGGCCTCTGCCGGATCCCACCGCTGTGTTATATGCGTTATTTGAACGAAGATCTCTAAATCTGAGCTGTCTAATACTGGCATTTTCTGCATTCGCCCTTCTCAGTTGTGTCGTTATCCGGCGGTTATGCCACTGTTTCGCGGCCGCCCCACTGAGGCCCAGTGGCATGGCTGATTGGTTAACTGGCGAATTTGGGTTATACGGCGTTATGAAATTGCCTCGGACTTTGCTAAATGCCGTACCAGCCTGCATTTCTTTCTCGGAAAATTGACGGAAGCCGTATTGATTCCGGCCATTTATTTCCCGCCAGCGACTGAGGGCCACCCCTGAAGCGACGTCATCTATTCCGCTGCTAAATGAACCTAGTGCACGCGTTCTGCCCCTACCGCTACCGAATATGGTTTGACTCATCGATTTTTGATTGCCTGCGACGGCCGCGGCGTAACGGCTAGCTCCAGCCGCTGGGTCATTTAGAACGGCCCCACGGAATCTCCTTCTTCTGCCTTTGCTCATAGCCATAAACATTCCCCCGGCTACCGCGGCCCCAGCGAATGGACCAAGCCCGGCAAATCTTGTTCCGCTTTTACCAGCACCCCCATCGGGAGCGAACTGGCCGCCAAATGCCTGAAATGTTCCAACAGCGCTAGCGACGCGCCCAAGCCCACGCAATAGCGCCGATAGCGCGTTAACGATCGCCGTAAGAACAGGCAATGCCTCTGTAAACGCCACCTTTAAGCCGGCGAAAAAATCACCGAGCGACGCAATTAGATTCTGCAACGCTACTCCCCATGTAAGAAAAGTATCTTTATTATCTTCAGCGAGGTACGCTAGCTTTTCAGCATTTCGGCCAAATACTTTAAAGAACTCTATAATTGCCGGTCCGAATGTTTTCGTAATGATGGTTGACCCGGCTTTAAATTTTTGCAAAGATTCAACAAATTCGGAAAACGATTTTCTTAAGTCGGTCCATGTTTTTGCAAGGTAACCCGAAGCGCCCTCAACCAATGGCAGGTATTTCCGAGTTAGTGTAACGACAAAGTTTCCAAGTTTTTCTCCGAGTGTTGTCATACCGGGAAGTAACTTCATTTTTGCGAACTCTTGCGTCACCCCTTGAATTCTTCTAAATGTATTTCGCAGCACTTTAAAATAACTTTCCAGAAGATCCTTAACTGGCTCAAGAAGACCTTCGCCGAAATCCGCAAACTGAATGGCCAATGATGCCGTATAAGCTTTGAATTGCCCAACTAGAGTTTGGGACATAAGCGCATTTTGACCTCCAAGGCCAGCCTTCGTGGAGATACTCCCGCTGGCAAGATTTTGCATTATCCCGGCTGCGGACTTATCCTTTTGAGACCCAATTGCCTTTACGAATTCTGGACTAATTTGCTGAGCGGCGGCGGCTGATTTCGCTCCGTATTTTTTTTCTTTAGCCAAAATACCGATGAATGCGGCGATTTGTTGGGCGCTCTTACTCGGGTCGGCTGTTGTGGCGCTAAAATCAAGAGCCCCTGCGAGCGCTCTTCTTTGGGCCGACGTCACCGCCCCCTGTATCGCCATGACCTTGTATGCCTGGGTTAAGCCGACTATACCAAGAGTGGCCAAACCTGTATCTTTCGCAAAGCTTCGCATTGCTGAAGCCGACCGAGCCATCCCGTCGCCGATAGCGGCGCTCCCCTTATAATTAAACGCCGTCATAGCGGCGGTATATTCAACAAACGCCGCCAAACCGACAGATATCGCGGCGGTCAAAGATACTACGGCAGCAGCGACGCCACCGAGAGCTATCCCGTATGCCTTGGAAAGTGCCTGTCCGGTTTTAAGCAGTAAGTTAACCGACGCCAGTGTCGCTGCTGTTATTACAAACTCGGCGACAAATGCAATTGCCGTCCAGAACAGCATGCGCATTGACTTATTAAGTTTATTCATTAATCTTGAGCTAATAGAAACTTCCCTGTTAAGTCCTTGGTGCCCCTTCATGGCGCCGGACAGATTATTTCCGTAACTACTTAGCCCTCTATTCTGTTTTGACATTGCCGCGTTGAGGCCATTAACGGACGCCAAAACAGCGGAAAGACCCTTGGTGCTGAACTTTACGTCTACATCTACATCTGGCATGTGAACCTCTCGCCCCGCTGAATGGCCTTGTTATTAGCGGTTATCCGCCTCCTGCTTGTGGCGATCAGCCTCTATTACTTTAGCACAGGCGTAACGAATTATCCACTCATCGGTGGTTGAATCAAGGATCCGAATTGGGTCGGTACCCCACAATTCTCCGAGCCTGGCCGCCGCAATAACCCGCGGATCTTCGGTCAGCTCTTCAATTGCTACTTCGTAGGGTTTTCTGAACTCTCGGCCGTGATCGTGTCACCAAAACCGCACGCTTCAATAATCGCCAGCGCCGCGGCCTCAACGTGAGCATCCAGGCCAAAGAATTTTTGAACACAATCGGGAATTGCCTTGACGGTTCCCGTCATTTCAAGAACGGACGCAGAGGCAAAAGTCAGTGGCCATCCGTCGTCCTGTGCTTCGTTCCCGTTAAAGAAAATTCCCTTTGTCGTCTGTCCGACTACGGTGCATGCGAACCGCGTTGAATCCATGCCCTTTGGGCTGTCTCCGCCATTTTGTTTTTGCCATGCGCGCAGCTGTTGCTGCGTGACATTCGGGGACACGAGGAGCTTTACTCCCGAACGCTCCGGAACGTCAATGAAAACATCATGTCGTTCAACTTTTCGCGCAATCACTTGTTTCAATTGCTTGAGGATTGAATCCTCTGTCTCGACGGGGGCGGATGTTACTGATGGGGTTTCGTTGTTTTGGGCCATTGGCATAACCTAGCATACACATAGCAGGGACGGCGTAACTCGTCAGCCTACTACAAACCGGCTTTCATGCCGGTTTTAGCTAAATACCGAACGCTACTGGTGCGGCCCTGCCATTGATGGCAAATGTCAACGCAAACGTTGCCGGGGCGCCCGAGGAAGAATCGCCATCTGGCTCGGTTAGGCCGACTAGCAATGCCCCCGAGTAGGAACGATCTGGAACCCCCGACGCGATATCGCAATTCAGTCTAAAAATCGTGATGTCGTAAAAAGCCCTGCCGACAAGAGTCCGCAAGTTTCCGAGATGTGTCACATCCAAATCCTTGTCATAGTGACGAGTCATTGTGATATCGCCAGTTTCAGCCGGCGCACACAATAATTCCGGGAATTGTTGACCACCGACATAAAGCTTTTCAACGGCCGCGGTTATTTCACCGCCAGATACCTGGGCAAAATAGCCAGTTAAATCAGGATGGACACCTTCTAGTACTGGCTTGATTTTTGCCAGTAGTTGTCTTTGCGCGAATTTCAGTCCCATTGCCTATGTCCTCCGTTTAACCGAGTGTTGAAACTAGGTTTGATTTGGTTATTTCAACTTCTATCGTATCTCCGATGGAAGAAACGCGACAGCTAACCTTTGCCTTAACCACGCCAGTGGCTAACTGTGACAGCGGATTAATTGCATCAGAAACATTGACCTTATAACCGGGATCAATAAATTTGCCATTTAAATCGTACGCTGAGAAAAGACCACCAGATGTTGATAGCGGATCGAGTAGGGAGACCAGGACGGCCTGCACTTCGCCGAATAAAGATTGTCTTCCGTCAATGACCGAAAAAACCAGCGACTCAAGTTTCAGTTCCGCCTGCGTAACAATGTAATTCAGTGTCTCTCTGGCGTTTATGTATCGGTAATTTGCGTTATCTGAGGATGCCGAACGCGCTCCGTATATCCTGACACCACCGGCTATCAATCTAATTGGATTGACGTTTCCGGCGTCAAGAAGATTACCGGCAGCCGAACCAATTGCATACTCCACTCCGCTAACAAATTGAGCCTGTGTCTTTATCCCGGCGTATGCGGCCCAAGAGCCGACCTGGTTATGTTGCTTAGCTCTCTTGCCTGCCACATAGCCCTCACACGGAACACTAATACTAATCTCGCCGCGTGGTATTTTTACCCATGGATAAAACCAGGCTGCCCCGTCCGCACCAGCTGTTTCCTGATACTCATCCGCTTTGGCTATAGCGCCGCTTGATGTTTCGTCTTGTCCAAAGCCGAGCAACGCAACTCTATTCATGGACTTTGCGTGTGCAATCAATGCGTCATAGACGGTGTCGTCATACATACCCGGTGCACAAACGGCGCCCGGCCCTGTTACTGACCCAAAAACCGCGATTGCTTCAACCACGTCGCCTGCGTCCATTGTTACAGCTCCATCGTCACCACCGGCGAATACTTGATCCGTTACGGTTGCTGGCAGTAGGGCGGATGCGCCGGGTACGGCAGAAACATAGATTCGTGCCTGCGCTGAGCTATTTATTTCGGATACGGCCTGGGCAACAGTCGTGAATGCCGGGCTACTGTAAACAATTACTGTATTACTTTTTACTTTAACTTTAAATGACGTTGTGGAATTTACAACAGATGCGGTCAGCTGGGTGTTTGCCCATGTGCCCTCGCCGGACGCCAGCAACTTAAGTGCCTCTAAGGCGACGCTATCCACCAACGAAGACGAAGCGGAAACGGCATCATCCGGGATTGCCCTTGAGATGAAGCAACGTGTTCCGCCCTCTTGGAAAAATGTTTCAACCGTTTCGTATGTGTACGCCGTTGAGATGGAGTTCCCATAAAGCAGGATGTAGTCGGCAAGGCTTGAAACCAGCAACGCTCCGCCCTGTGGGCCCTTTTCTGTTTGTCCAGCGACGAATAGGGCCGATGTTGGATTTGCAGTTGTGCCAGATGGGCCAGTTGCAGTTGCTGTTGTGAGTACGATACCGGGCATTTTAATTTCCTCCATTTTCCTCGTAGTTAAGCGAGGAGTTCAGCCAAAACGATAATACCATTATGCAATGGGTTTATTTAGCAACCAATTTTTTTTTTGTTGATTGTGTCCTATTGGCTAAACAAGTTTACACCACCGGACAGCAGCCCGGTGACGAATGCCCTATACCGCTGCCGACAAACGGCACATAGGCGTTCAGTTTCCTTTTAAGCACCGGCCTTATGTCGGAAAGGTAATCTCCTTCGGAAAATGGGATAATAATCGCCAGACCGCTAGAAACCGCCGCCATTCCGACCCTGTCCGACGGCTCAATGAGACATACAGCCCCAGGGGCCAGATGTCTACCAATCTCGGAAATCTCCAAAATACGAGAAGAGACATTCTGCACCTGTATCAAATTACTGAATTCAGCCGGCAATTGCAAGACAACCCCAGTCAGGGTATAGAAAAGCATATGGCCAGATTAGGGAAATGTGACAACGGCCGCCAGGACGTCAGAATCCGCCAGTAACGATTCCTCTAGATTTTTTTGGTTTATAAAGAACCTGATTTCCTCAAGTTCGGCGATTGGCTCACGCATTACTGGTTCTTCTATTCTTAAATCATACGAAATATACGCCCCGGCCAAAAATCGGTCACCCTTGAGTAGGGTCAGTTCTGAATACTCCTCACTTACCGAGGACTCGTCGATAACGGCATCCCGCATCGGATTGGCCCGCTGCAGGCATGGGTGATCGAGAAGGGCCGATCTGACGACAACGGTGAGACGATCTCTCATAATCGTGGTCGCCTCTGGTCCGTCAGCCCGAGCCCAGACATATGTCCTCATTCCATAATTCACAAAATATTCGGGATCCCCGGTGGCGCTATGACCGGACCTAGTTAATTTTTTTGTAGATATAGCAACGGTTACTATTGTCGGCCACCTATCAAGGACAAGGGGTTCGTAGCCGATAATTTCTTCAAAGTCTGGAAGTTCGGAAGAACTAACCCCCCACGCATTTCTATATCTATTCAGTCGGAGAGGGATGTCGATCCGTAAAAAATCATTGACAAACTGTTTCGCGAACTGCGGGCCATACATTGCCTCAGTAATTACAACGGGCATCAGCCGACCCCAAATTCATCTTTTTCAAATCCGACAATCCATTTGCCGATAAGACCCGCAGCAAACTCCCCAAAGCCAGCTGGCTCAAAAACTATTTGGCGAGCGGGCATATGCCTTGTGCCGTACTGGTGAAATTTTGCATACTTAACAGGCGCCCCCCTAAAAACAATTGACGTTGAGGATCGCGGAATATCTACCAGCCCGACGGTAAGACTGCTCAATAATTTTCCCGTTATAACCATGGGAACGGGGAATCCGTGGGCCAATTTCCACGCTCCATAAGCAGGGCTTAATGGTCGCCATCCCCCAACCGGAAGTCCGTTCGTTGCAAAGTTTGCGGCATTTGATGTTCTGATATAAGCGCTGAAAGAAGGAAACAGAGGAGTTATTGTTTCGGCCTTTGCGAGCATTTTGCCCATAGCCGTATATATGGCTGCGAAATCTGGATCAAAGTCAACATCGTAGGCCTGTCCGGGCGATTTGCCGAATCCAGACATTCTGATTGATTGTTCTGTTCCTTTAATTTCCACCATCACCTTTGTCCAACTTGCCTTATTTAAATTGGAACTAAGAGAGACAGTCATATCGTCACCCCTTGTGAATCTATACATGCTACGAAATCCTTCGTCTGCGGTATTTGCGCATCGCTATTAATTCTTTTTCTAAAAACCCAGTTTCCAGGGGGGCGACATTTCGCGTAGTTAAATCTTTCATTCCAACAGTATCGTCGTGCATGTTTTGAATTTCCCGCGTGGCAGCCCTAAGTACCATAATTTTAAAAACCTTTATCCCATCTCCATCTAGTCCGCCGGAATAATTAACCGTGACAATCTCATTTGGATAGCCGGCAAAAATTTCAACGCCGTAACGATGCACGGTGTAGTCGCTACCGGTGGCAATCGCCGCTCCGCCCGATATGTATGCGTCGATAGACGCGGTATAAGCGACGGTGAATGTTGTTGCCGACACTGATGTTATCTGTAGATTTTGGATATTGTATTGCGTTGGAAGGGCACTAGTAATCCGCACATACTGACCTATGGTAAATGAATTGTCCGCTGTAAAAACAATTGAGTCATCAACCTTGGACGCTTCCGTGACCGTCGCTACCTTGCGAATCGATTCTGCGAGAAAGAGATTCTCCCGCACGGAACCGGCAACCGAAACGCTTAAAACGCTGATTACTGGTGAGTTGCGCAAAGAGATCATGTGACTTGGGGTGATGAAATTTGGCAAATTCCCCGATGTATCCAGGCTGATGTTGTACATAAATGTTGTTCCCGGAATGCCGGCGGAATGACTCGGGATAACATGCTCTTCGGTGACGGTAGTTGGTTGTACGGGCCGATTTAAAAATGATTCCAATTCACTCTGTAATCCAGCCAGGACCATCTCGGCGGCGTCTTCTTGACGTGCCGTCAGGGATATATCCATAAACGTTTTTAGCTCAGCGAGTGAGACGAGCATAATTGTGCCTAACCTCTGCCGAGTAGTCTTCTTCTTGCCTCCGCCGCCAAGGTTCGGCCTTCGCCAGGCGCAGTTCTTTCTCTTCTGCCCTGACCGAATTGCAACCGATCAGCGAGCCGCCTAACCGCATAGGCCGTGGCCCTTCTCCACCAAGAAGGGCGCCTTTGTGATGCCGGTCTTGGGATAACCGCAAGACCCGTTCCGGTCAGTCGTCTTTCGGGGATGAGATCTACAGCTTCGGCAACAAGCTCCTCATCTTCTACGTCAGAAGGAAAATTCATTAAGACCTCCGGGTCAATGGCTACTTGGTATTTTACACCAATAGCACGTTTAAACCCAGCAGGTTAGCGATCCTTGTTGGGTGGCCGTTCAAGAACCGGTTGACCCGCCGGCGACTCAGCTTCTATTGGCACCCACGCACGAGAATAAACGTGCTCTTTGATTTTTCGCTCTTTTATGACCGATCCATCGACCAGCACGCCCATTTCCGAATTTGTGATTGTTAATAGGTCTTTAAGCTCATCTTCGGTATATTTCCGTGAAAACATTATAGTCCTAATTGCATTGGACATTAGTTTTGTCACAATCTGCCCCCTCCCGCGGTTCAAACGCAGATGCATGACGATTGAGTCTATTTCATCTATGTCAAAAAATATGACCGGGACCATCCCGTCATCGCGCTCCAGAATTTGCTTATTCGTCTGCGCGCACACCCATCGGTGGAATCCGTCGATAATGTAACCAGTCGATAGTTGGACAATCAATGGGGATACCCACCCAATATCGCCCAGGGAACCGGACAGTACCTTTAGATCTGGCTTTAATGTGTGGGTTGAGCGCCACGGCGCGGGCCTTATTGATTTGTAATTTACGAGTTTACTGGAATCGATGAGATTTATCATTATCCGATCATCCTATCGGCGCTCATCAATAATGTCAACGGAGTCCATATCGGCAAGGTCGGATGCTTCCTGTATCTGGATCGTGTAAGCCCTGGTCCCCGGTCCAATTGGGTGGGGGGATGTGCCAATAAATTCGTGAAGAAGTAGATTGCGAATTAACCAATGAACCGGATACGATCTCGGCTCCTTAACATTTTTTTTGCGGAAATCTCCCGCGTAAGCAAGGGCCCGCTGTTTGAGCCCTGGAGTCAATACATTTTCGTCGATACAATCCCTGACGCCGTCCCACCCCGACTGCGCATATCCCATTATGACCGCCTCAATGTCATAGTCCGCCCACAGCCTCCTCTGGGCATCTATGTGGGGATACACCGCAACCAGGTCATCATAAAATGATGGCTCCGTTGCGATCACATCCCCTATTCGCCTAATTGCGACGGCATGTAACGGTATCCCGACGCGGGTATTACTTCCTGTAGCGGCAGCCAAATCGTAGTACTCGCAATATGGGGCATTATGTTCTTCGGTGATATATTTAAAAACATCATCAGTCGTCCAATCATAGATCGGCTTAGCAAACCGCAACGGGATATTGCGTTTTGACCTATACGGGATTACGATGTAGTTCTCGTGGAGTTTCTGCACAAGGGAGCGATACCTAATCATCGACTCGTTCGCGCGCACGCCTAACACGAATGCGACCTTGCCTCGTTTCCCTTGCATCGTATAATAATCAATTGTTTCCTTGATCGGCTTATCCGGATCTAGGCCAAAATCTTCGGCCCTTATTGCCCAACTCGGCATTACCCTAGTTAGTCGCCCCTCTTTTGCCCTGGCCGCCGACCACAATAGACAATATTGTCGCCGGCCAAGAACCCATACATCCGTTCCCTGGGGAAGGCAATACCACTCCATATCAACCCAATCGTAATTCCTAACCTCTTCAACAAATTTCACTATTGTCGGACTTAACATTTCTTCATCTCGGAAAATAACTTTTACTGGCCCAAGGTTTCGTTCTTCGTGAATTTCTTTTGCTAAGTACAAAATCGCCGTACTGTCCTTGCCCCCGGAGAACTGAATACATACGGTGTCAAACGTGTCATAAATATGACGCATTCGTTGGCGCGCGGCTTCAAGGCAGGACATAGCAAGAAACATACGCTGGCGCGGCATTAGAAATCCGCGTGCGTTTTTATAAACTCAATGAGCTTTGATGCGGTTGTATCTCCGACATAGGCGACATCACCGCGAAGGTACCGTATAAAGTCATACCAATTGCGCTGTTGAGACGAATCGTCAAAAACTAGCGTATATTGAACTACTGCTTTTTCTCCGCCGCGGACACCGACAGCAGGGCTTCCAAGCGAGACGGCATCAGATTCATCCACGTCCGGAGATGCGACGTATACATTTTCATTATTTTGACCAATTTCAATATGGGGCGTTGCATCATCAATGGGTTTAAACGGATTAATTTCCGGAGGCGCCACATACCCGGAACGATTATCATTTTTTGAACTTCGGATTTCGTCAACAGAAAGTGACGCAATTTCAAACTCGTCCCAGCCAAGGTTGTCAAATAAACTTTTGTTCGTATCTGCTAGTTCGTTTATTATGCTAATCAATAATGACTGATCCGTTTCGCCCAGTGCGCTTGTTCTATTATCAGCCAAAGCGAAAGCAACAGCCTTGCTGTCGTCAATATCAACCACCACGGCCGCAATCTGGTCCCAGCCGAGCTTTATTGCGGCCTGTAACTGGTGGTTGCCGGCGATAACCGTAAATGTGTCATTCGCATTTTTCGTGACAACGATTGGCTTCAGCTGTCCAAACTCCTCGTACGACGCCGCAATCGCAGTGACATTTCCATGCCGTGGATTTTTTTCTAATGGTATTAGTTTGTTAATGTCAATGGCCATTTCCGCCAGCGACGGGTGTATGCCGTTCACGGTCGTCATACCTGATGCCTCACGTTCGCATTGAGAGTCCGAAGGGCGTCTATGCCGGTACGTAGAGATAACAGCTTTTCGCGTTTGGCCCGAACAAGACCCTCCGATATTTTGTAATCGTAGTTCTCGTCACCCATCTGATAGTCGGCCCATGCCTCTCGCTCTCGGATTGAACCCTTTGCGCTGAGGTATGATTTGGCCCAATTGGACTTGTATGTTGCTTCTTTTTTTGCCGAATCGACCGCAAGCGTTTCAAACGCTTCCGTTTCGTCTTCAAGCGACTGGAGCAGTCTAAGAATTTCTTCCTCAACATCGACCTGACTAATCGGGCTATTCCTCACTGCGTATCCTTTCGTAAACCACGTCTAATTGCTTCCAATCTACAGCCTTAAGTCCCTCTTTGTTGATGCTGGGCCAGCTGTAATTATTTACACCTAAGTGCGTTTGTGCCATTTCTTCCAGGATCCAGGCATCGCATCGGTCATCTCCACCTTTGCCACTCCAAATAATTCCCGTTCGCGCCGATACCGATGAAACCACTTCGGTCTTTGAAGCGTTCCCCCGTCCTGTGGCAAATTTCGCACGGCAGGTTGGCGGTATTTCTACAAATGGTATCCCGGCTCTAAATAGGCTTAATCTCACAACGCCGCCGAGCTCACCAATTGAAAAAGCCTGACCGCTTCGTGAAGCAAAAGAATAGCCCTCAATCAGCGCAACGTCAATAGCGTTTAGGGAAATAATTTTAATAATTGATTCGGAGACTTCGTCTAGGCGCTCAACGCCATTCGTGCTGGGCGTTATAACTCCGGTAACCCCGGCGTGCGAATGACCCGTGGATCGTAATGATAAATCTAGGCCCAGCAACCTTATATTTCGCATAATGGGATACTAGCCGCATTGGCAAAAACCCGCCGAACATCTAGCCGGCCCGGCGGGTTGCATGTAAATAAATTTACTTATGCGATTTGCCGTAGTTTGCCTACCAGATCTTTGACCACCTGCCCCTCGTTTCGGTTCGGATACAATTTGGCTAGATAGGTAAAGCGTAGCATTTGAAAATAGACGATGCCGTAAATAATAATCTAAATATTCACGAAATAAATAGGACGCAAAAACCGAGTGAGCTCCCCCACCCGGTCTTTGCGCCTATAACGGTCCTAAGGCTCTCTAGTTTACACCCCCAAAAATATGAACCGATAAACAAAGTTATTCATTTTAAAAAATATGAGATGTATACTTGTTTATCTGCGCCTATTATTCTTCCCAGCCGTGTTTAGCTAGACCCAAGTCAAAAGCTAATTGGGGTTGGTCCCCAATTCTGGAATGACACGGTCTACATACGCACATTATATTTTCCTTATCCAAAATCGATCCGCCCTGCGACCGGCGCTTTATCTCGTGCAGATCAGTAGACGGATTGCGCCTGTACATCTTCTTTTCGTCATGCTGTGCAAAAATCGGGCACGCCTGGCACCATGGGATAGCGGCGAGCATTTCCACCACCAATTTCCGGCGCTCTATATATTTTTTCTGAGTTTTTTCAGATCTCTGTTTCAATTGACCTCCCCATCTAGTATCTCATCAAATAACCACTCTCCGTCCAGCGACGCCCACAGGGCGGTATCCCATTGCGTCGGTTCAACATCATGTTTATCAAGACATTTTTGATGCTCGATAATGGCCGCACGACAAATTTCCGTTAACGCATGAGCGTCGGCCTGATCATTCGTCTGAATATAAACTTCTAATAGATTTGTAGCTTCGGTGATACTTCTATCAATATGACGCCTAAAACTTTGAATCTTTCGCAACTTGGCCTTGTAATATATGTGCGTCTCGGCCAACAACAAAACGCCGTCCACGCTCATTGAACTATAAAGGTCCGTGTCTGCGTCGTAGTCAGATTGGATGTCGTCAATTTGGTCATTGATGTTATTCAGCAATTCATTTAGGCACAATACCCACCGGTCACAATTATCATGTAACCGCAGCAGGGCTTTTTGCTCGCCACTGGTTTTGTTTTTGACATCCTGCGCAACAAGATATGCAAACGCATCGTCCGACATTTCGCGTTTAACCGTATTCATATATCCCCCACCATGGGTATTTAATCTATTGCTTGTTCCAATATTCACAGACCGTAGTCTTAAAGTGACACCAGTTGCAAAGTATCGTTGGATTAGCCGGCCACTTATTCGTGTCAAACGCGGTATGTACGCGTTCGCTCACCGACTCGACCATTGTGGAAACGGAATCTACATCCGTCTGCGTTACCTCTTTAGAAAAACGAGTCGCGTCTTTTAGGTACAGTAGCTCAACTAAGTCGACCTTGACGTCTTCGGTTTCTGCCAAAACGATTGCATAAATAAGCAACTGAGGAAACTTATCATCCAAATAACGAGGCTTTGGGGTTTTCCCGGTTTTATAATCAGATACAGTCAGTTGACCATTAATTGGGCCCCAGCGGTCGATAAATCCCTTGATCCGGATTCCGCGTATGTGTCCGTTCAGTTCTGTTTCAACACCACTTGGCACTATTGATTCGGGCGATTCAAGCTTAAATACATTCTCGATACACCACCACGAATTCCACAGAAAGTCATTTAGCTTTGTTTTGCCGAGATACGGACTAACCCTTTCGGCCCAGCCACCCTCTGCCCATATCTGAGATGATACAGCTTTTGCTGAAGCCTGATTACGCTCTGGACCCGGGATGGTTAAATAAAAATTCTCAAGCACATCGTGGACAAAGTTGCCCATCAATGTCTGCATCGTCGGTGGCTCACTCATCTTGTTCACCCGCGAATACTTATACTTCAACGGGCATTGCACAAATGTAGACAGAGACGACGGAGAAAAATATTCCGGCAATTCGTATGGCAGATCGCCGACTACGCCCGTCATGAAACGGCTACCGGAACTCCCCCGAGGGATATTATGGCGGCTTCCTCAATCAAAAACACGAGTTCTGCACTTGTAACCACGGACGGACCAGACGGAGCCGGCGCATTATTGCTAAATGTTTCCCATTTCTGACGCAATTTCTTTTTTCCGTCATCCGTGAGTTTCTGGGTCATACCAGTGAAATTGCTCCACAGAATTAAATGCTCCGGATCGACGGGTGGTTGTTCTGGGCGAGAGTATTGATCGTCTATCACTTGCTCGATCTCTATCGCGTCATCGGAGCGGGCCAAGTATAAACCAACGCCAAGTGTCTGCGCCGCCTTTTTCAAAGCATCCGAAATTGCGCCCTTGAATTCATCACCCAAATCGACAATGATGCCGGCTTTAGTGCGCTTAATTTTTTGCCCACCAATTCCGTCGCGTATTACCTCCGCGGCCCCGGCGACGTTCCACACGAGACGAACATGAGCAATCACGAAATCGGGATCAATCGCATCGCGCTCGCACCTCTCCACCGTGAAGGACCATTGCTCGACGCCGAGAACTTTATTCAAACGGGTAATTATTTCGCTTACGGGGATGTAGGTAAAATTCGTTCCCCCCTTGTTTAGGGTCCGTTCCATTTCCGGCGGGAACACCTCGGTTAACTGCGAATATGTCAATGTCATAATCTCTCCTACTTACTTGTTGGTGTTATATGTTAATAAACAGTCTGTAGTTACTTTACTCGCCGAACAATAATGCTTGTCTTCGCTTCGCTTACTTCGCAGTATCTATCGGCGTTAATTCCGATTTTGGAAAGTTCCTTTACGCGCCAATACGATGGATTGCAGTAATCTAGAAGCTTTACAACCATGTCCTGCGGCGACATTATCACCTCTCCGGTCTGCATGTCAATAGCCATGTCGCCCAAGCGACTTGCTACATTTTTTGCAATCCCGATGTGGTCCCACGTTTTTCGGTCGCTACCGGCCCGCTTTTCAATTTTTATTCCGTTGGGCGTTATGTACTCTGGGATTGTCCCCATTTTTGTGGAAATAAGGAATGTGGCAGTGTCGTAAACTATGGCCATATCGCTCTTTAGGTCGTTCATCTCAAGGATGATCGGATAAACATCGTCCATGGTCGCGGTCTTATCATCCGTCATCTGCGCCAGCATTCTAGAAAGAATCAGCAGGTCGTCCGCAACGGATTTAATTTTTCTACTGATTGTCTCAACAGTTACATCTGGAATCATGGCGCCCCTAAGGCTTCGTGGTTATATCAGATGATGATAACCGTTGGCCGCCTAAAAGGCAACCCCAAACCAGCTAAATGTGTAAAAGCTCCAACGGCGGAGTCAACCTGGTCATCATGGCTACAGGCCTCAGGAAAGGACGACGCCTCGTCAAGCCAATCGCTAAGCCACGGGCCACGGACAAGCCTCACATTGCCGTTGGCGGCAGCCGCGGCAAATGGCCTGGCTCGGGTTAATTTATCCCCAGTCGAGCGAATTCCTAAAAAATCATGCCCTGGAAGAATATATCTGGCATATTGGTCGATAAGGGCCTTCCCAGACGATCCGGGCTCCTGCTCCATACGCACCGCCACACTCGGTCCATCTTCGGCGGCCGTCTGGGCGACCAGACGTTCAACCTTTTCGCCCTTTACTCTAACTCGCTTAATATCCAATATGTAAAAAATGCCGGATTCAAATAGGCCGAGCGTGCCAACGGTCCAGTCTGGATCCGTGTTCCCGGGATGGGGTTCGGTGGCGGCTAAATCCCAAAACCTACAAGCCCTAGCACCCATCCCAGCAGCTGGGACCTCTGAGGGGTCAATAATAACAAAGGATTCTCGGTCAAATAGGGTCCCCAATGTTGTTGCCCACCAGTCGCCCTCTTCTAGGCGGCGTCGCTCAATTGGATCTAGGGCCGCTAGGGCCATGCGATACGACTCAACGTCAATGCCGGGGTTATCCGTCAAAAGCGATGGTACAAATATCCGATTTGTAGTGTCGCCCTCAACGATAAATCGCTGCCTGACCCAATTCGGCGCAGGGTTTGATGCAGCGCGCATCCTCAATGGGACCTTTGACAGTTCGCCGCTAGCCGGTCGACGCAAACGGGAAAATAGATATCTGTAATCCGATTCCCGGATTTCCGTTACTTCGTCCATCCCAATGAATTGAAACTCCGAGTTTCCAGTCCAGACAACGCGTCCATTGTGTCTAGTTAAAAAGGTGTGATGAGGGGGAACAGTTAAGCAGTGAACGGTGCCGACGTAATGCTTGGCAACTATTGGTTGTCCATCGCCAAAAGAAATCATTCTATCTTGGTCGGCTGTTTCAAGTAAAAACACATGGAACGCCAAAACATCGTGTTCTTTTCCATCGGGCGTAGTGGTGTGGTCCTGGCGCTCATTAAGGGTGGCCCTAAAGCCACAATGCTGTGCAAGCCTCATCACGCCATCGGCCAACTCGCGCGAAACAGTTACATAGTGACCACTTTTTTCGGTGCGCCATGTTCCGTCCCCTTCAACCAAGGATTGCAAAAGAAGCCGAGCGTATTTTGTTTTCCAGGTAAAGACCTCGTCGGGAATCCGTTTGTGATAAGCGCCCTTGCCGGTATGTTCATCCAGCCAGTCGGCGAGTTTTGTATTTGTGAATACAAGATTCCTGGGGCTATCCCTGACATAAGCACCGGAATGTTCAAGCAGACTCACCAGGACATCCTTGTATGTCCTGCTGTGTCCGTCGTGGAGCGAAATTTGTATGGTTCCTTTATTAGTACACCCCTCCGCAATATGCCAACCAAGGAAAGTTGCCCAATTCTCTGCGCCGAAAATGATGTCAGAACTATGCTGTCTGCCTCGCGCCGAACTCGGGAACACGGATGCCCCCGTGTCAATACCGCCAATAAAATGACCCGCCTGTGGGAATCTTGCCGCTATTGGCAATTCATCCGTTCTGTATTTGCGAAGTTTCTTTACCCTCTGCGTTGAAACCCACCATGTGTGGTCTGCGGTCACGGCGAACGAAACATCCGAGCCCTCTCTCGGACTATAGATTAGTCCGTCGTGGTCATAGACCCACGTATGGGTTACCGATTGATAATCCCATTCTCGTGTTTCCGGATTCATTGAAGCGACCAATTCGCCAACCTGAATATCTTCTATTTTCCTCCATCCGGAAGTAGTTAAAACCTCTGTTCCCTTAATGCACGGGCCCTTATACCGCTGAAAGTCGTCCTTGTTATTAAGGTAACCAAAGGTTATTCGCGCCCCCGATGGGAAGGTGGCGATAAAGCTATTGTTGTTCCAGTGTATTTGGTCATTTTCGGCGACCCAGAATTTGAATCTGTCCATAAGTGCGCCGGGGAGAGATAGGTCCGAGAATGTCCGCCGGAACAAAATGGCCGAATAATTCGGCACGTCCACGTACTGTAGAGCACTCATGAGCAGTGCGGAACTTTTCCCGCCACCAGCTGCTCCACCAAATAGGGCTTCAAGCGCATAGGTCCGAAGAAAAACCTTCTGCGTGAGCGACGGTTCCTCTAGGCAAAACAGCGACGGGCGCGGCTGTAGGTACTCGTAAACTTTCTCCCAATCAGTCATTTGTCTCCGCGTCCATCTTTAGTGATAGATTTAGACTACCGTGCCAAAAGGTCGCGGAAGTGAAAGAGGATAATGAATATCCCCAATTGGGTTAGAACAGCACAGGCAAAGATACTGAATCGTGCAATGGTTGCCAATATTCTGATATTTTGCTTTATACTGTTAGGTGGTATAGGTGCATTTTTAATTAACGTCCCCGCAGGATTTATCTCCCTTGGTGTTGCTTGTGGCGTAGTCGGCTTTTTGCTTGGGATGGAGTAGGCGTAAACAATGGCGTGGAATTCATCACAGAACAAGGGTTTGCGTTCATCGCAATCCAAAAATGCCCATGTCGGGCTGGGCGCACCGGTTTCATATAACCCAGCCAATGTGGGTAGGCCGTACCGCGACTCTTGGGATATTGAAAGAGCCTATAAAGAGGGGTTCCAGAAAGTCACCTGGGTAAGTAGATGCATAGACGCAATTGCGGGAAATCAATCTCGCTTGCCGGCGATATTAAGAGCGGACAATAGCCCTCAGGGGCGCATTCTGCGCGATAAGGACGAATCAATCTTAAGTCTGTTAAATACAAAAGCGAACGTAGGGGAAAATTCCTTTGTTTTTAGATATCGTCTATCGTCACAATTGCTTATGTCTTCTCGTGGGGCTTTTATTGAAAAGGTCCGCGGTCGTAATGGCGAACTAATCGCCTTACAATTACTGCCACCGCAACATACTGCGCCCATCCCCGATCCGAGAACATTTGTTTCCGGCTTTGAGGTTGACATGCGTAACGGCACAAAGATAATCCTTAATCCAGACGATGTCGTTTGGATAAGAAAGCCGCACCCGCTCGATCCCTATCTATCGTTAACTCCAATGGAGGCCGCGGGAATAGCTATTGAAATAGAGAATTTAGCAAAAATCTACAATAGGAACTTTTTGTTGAATGATGGTCGACCTGGTGGCCTCTTGGTCGTGCGTGGAGAAATTGATGACGACGACAAAGATGAGCTAAGAAACCGGTTTAGGGGCAATATAAATAGAGCCGGGGCGGTTACGGTCGTCTCGTCGGATGAAGGGGTGGATTTTGTCGATACCGGACAGAGCCCGCGCGATGCTAACTATGTACAAATGCGCCAGTTGCAAAAAGAGGAGATTCTGGCGGCATTCGGGGTCCCTGAATCGGTAATCGGAAACGCCGCTGGGCGAACATTCTCAAACGCCGCAGAAGAGCACAAGGTTTTCTGGAATGAAACAATGCTCCCACACCTAGAGTTGCTTGCGCGTGGCCTGGACGAACTACACCCAAAGTACTATGTCGATTTTGACGTGACCGACGTGCCGGTGCTTGTTCTTTACAAACAAGAACGAGACAGATATCTGCTTAACGAATTCCAACAGGGGCTAATCAGTGGCAACGAATACAGGGAGGGAGCCGGCAGGAAGAATATTGATTCAGAATTAATGGATGCGATGCTGGCGAATCCCAACCTAACGCCGATTGGCTATACCAATAAAAAGTTTGATCCGACCGTTCAGCAACAGGTGGACGCGCCCCTCCAGGGTGCGCCGGGCGCGCCACAAGCTCCCGGGGTTCCACCAATGTTGCCGCCCGCAACGGGATTCGGACCGGAAGTCGTACCACAACCGGCGGAGGGAATGACGGCAACACTAAATGCCGAAGCCATCGCCGCCCAACAGGCAGCGTCAATGGGCGGAATATCGGGAAAATCAGACGATGACATTACAACAAAAGACACGCCCATGGATGAGTGGGCAACAAAAGCGGAAGAGTCATCCGACCGATGGACGGAAATTCTGGACAGCAGCTTAGAAAGATATTTTGAAAGACAGCAACGTGTGATTCTAGAGAAAGCGTCGGGTAATAAATCCAAAAAGGGACTTGAGGCAAAATCCTTAGATCCAGAGGCTATTTTTGATATTGCAGTCTGGAATAAACAAATGAATCAAGATATGCGTCCGATTCTTTCGGGAATAATGAATGATGCGGCCGTAATCGTTTCCCAAGAGGCAAACATGCAAGGCGAAATAGATGAGCAAGACGCCAAGGAACATCTTGACTCCCAAATGGAGCGGTTTGAAAAAGTTAACTCAACAACAGCGGCCGAAATAGCCGCAGCCGTTCTTATCGCAACATCGCTGGACGACGACGAGGACAGAGCGGGGATGCTGCAGGCCGCAGTGGCGGCGATTTTTGTAAACCTGCTGACAAAACGCCGTCGCACAATAGCTGAACATGAGTCCCAAACGGCATTTAACGCTGGCACCTATTACACTGGCAGGTCCATCGGCGCAATAAATAAAACTTGGATTTCGGAGAGAGACCCATTGGTGCGACCAGAACACGTAGCGCTCAGTGGCAAATCGGTTGGGATGCTTGAGCCATTTAGGGTCGGTGATGATCTAATCAGATTCCCGGGCGATCCATTTGCACCGCCACATTTAACAATTAATTGCAGATGCCGCTTGCGATTTGACATTGGATAGAGCGTTCCACAAATTCCGTAGTTTATTAAAACCGTTCCCGTCAAAAGCGGTTTATTAGTTTAATATTGTCTATTAAGGACCCCATGACTGACACGCTCTCCCCCATTCGCGATTACGAGTACAAGTCGTTAACCGGTCAATTCAATATAGATGAAGCGCTTGGGATCATTGAATGCTTCGTGGCGGGCATTGGCAATAAGGATTCCGTCGGGGATGTATGCCTTCCGGGCTGTTTTACGAACTCGCTAAAAAGAAGAAAGCCACGGGTTGTTTGGGGCCACAATTGGAACGAGCCCATTGGGAAGGTCCTTGAAATATACGAGGTCGGCCCAAACGATCCGCGGCTACCGACAAAAATGAAAAAGGCCGGCATTGGCGGACTTTATGCAAAGGTCCAATTTAATCTAAAAGCAGAAAAGGGACGCGAGGCATTTGCTAACGTCGGGTTTTTTGGGTTTGACCAAGAGTGGTCAATCGGCTACAAAACGTTAGATGCGGTATTTGATAGCACCCAGCAGGCCAACCTATTAAAAGAAGTAGAGCTGTACGAAGTCAGCCCTGTTCTCCATGGGGCGAATCAGTTGACAGGGACGATATCCATCAAGTCTGATGAGCCCGCCGCGGATCCTGCTAATAATTCAGCACTCGCCGGCCCCAATGGTGCTGAGATGAAAAACCAAGTAACTGCGATTTACGAAGCGGTTACCAACCCTATTAATACCGTGGTTGGAAGAGCGGCGGATTTAACGCGGGCGCTGTCTGCGCACTTTGGCGGCCCCGTTCGCCTGGTTAGTGCCGACCACGATATTGCCATCTTTGAAATGGGAGCCGGACAATCTACGGAAACGATGCGGGCCACATACCATTACGACGGTGATGAATTCATGTTTGGAACAGCGCAACAGGTGCGACCAGAAACAATTTATATTCCTATTCATTCTTCGCTGGGTAGCAGGGAAAATGGGGAAACAATCGCGCCCGGCATCACATTGGCGATGCTACCGGCAATCGGCCAAAATATTCTGGATGTGCTGACATTCTCGGCCGATAAAAAGGATAGTTGCTGTGATGAGTGCGCTATCCACGGCGGCTCTTGCGGGGATTCAAAATCGGCGATGACCCTGTCCGAGTTCAAATTAGCGAACCCTGGCACCCATGTAATTATTAGTCCAACCGATCCGGTGGAATCGGCGGATATTTTTGACACAGTTAGAACGGTTAGCGAATATCACGGCTTCTCAATAAAAATTTTGACCGAGGGGATTGTTGTTCAAAACTACGACACCCTGCAACCAGATGCCATAACCGCAATCACGACCGTACTCAGCGGCATTGAGGCAAAGGGGCTACGACCAAGTCTCAATAGACGGCGTACAAACATGAACCCGATGACGGCCCGCAACGCCGACAATGATGAATTTGTCTTAGAGGGAATCCCGACAATTAATAGGGGTCGCGGGGTTATCGATCCAACGCCGGGGAGCGATGCAAATGTCCCCAATTTGAACCGAAATCGTCGCGGGGCCGAAATGATGCCATCGGTGCCACAGCCGCGCGAGGTCCCCGAAGAAATTCCTGAAGTTGCGCCAGCGATACCGCGTAGGAAGCCAGACGAAGAACCCGAAAAAGTTCCAGAAAAAGTTCCAGAAAAAGAACCTCAAAAGGAACCAGGGCGTCCACCACCGATAACCGTTCCACCAGAACGCGAACCATGGAAGACCCCGCCGCGCCCCGTGCCAAAACCGGAACCAGCGCCGACGCCGCCACCAAGACCAGTAACGCCTCCGATTCCAGAGCGACCAAGGGTCCCAGATGCACCACCAGTGCCAGTACGGCCACTAGTCCCTGTCGGCCGGGCAAGCACGGCTAATCCGAGCGGGAGCATGAGCTCTTCTCTTGAGAGCATAGACACCGAGATGGATGCCATTAACCGACGATTAGCTACCGCCTCGCTAACTAACACCTTTGAAAATACGAACCGTTCAGCTCCGGAATTGATCCGGGACAGACGAAGACTACAGCAGCTGATCCAGCAGCGGTACGCAATTGAGCGGAGTAGAGGAAACGATGCAAGCTCATTCACTGGGGAAAAACTGCCGGACGCTGTTTCCGCGCGCGGAAACATTGGCGGCTCTAGGCAGGCCCAAGCGGAATTGGCGAGAAATATATACCTAGCTCGCCAGCACGGTGGGATGTCTCTCGATCAAGCATCACACGAATTTGGAAAAACCAGAGAAGAAATTAGACAGTTGGAAGTACGCCACATAAGCTCGCTGCGGAATCTCGGCGAAACTCATCCAAATAGATTGTCGCGCAGAGCGCTGGACAATCCGTCCATCCCGCTTTCTAGCGATTCTATCGATTTGTTGAAGCGCAGACTTGATGGGGAGACACTCGACGAAGCAGCACAGAGACTTGGGACTGACAGATATTCCGTTCGTAGATCAGAACAACTAGCCTTATCAAAATTGCGAAATTTTTTAGAATTAAATGACGATATAGATCTGCCAGTCGGAATGCAATTAGCAATTGACGCGCTGGCAATGGCGGAGGACGTCAGCGATTTAAAAGACGATAACGCCAATCAGGATTTAACGGATGCGGTACCCGATGTTGTATCGGGGAATTTTGGTACCGATGCCCCAACTGGGTCGATGGCGTCAATCTTGCGGATGTCATCAGATAATGACAATGAGCGGAGCGGGCCAGACGAAAAATTAAATAGACGCCTTTACGACAAATACGGCGATGACTCGATTGATAAACTTGCAAAAGATAACGATCTTTCCAAGAATGAAACTATTGCGCGAATTCGTGGCCATGCAATAAATCTCTCAGCATCCGAGAGCCCGCGACGCGCCGAGATGCGCTCCCTTGTAAATAGACACCGGGATTCTGTAACGGAATCCGATAGAAGAATATTAAAATTACGCCTCAACGGCGCATCCCTGGTCGACACAGCCGACGAAACCGGTTTATCGCGGGAGGAAGTACGGCAACGAGAACAAAAGGCTATTTCTAAGCTTAGGAAACTATCTGGGTTGGCGGATGATCAGCCAACGGTGATCCGGTCGACATTCGGAGCCGACGAAAATGGACCTTATATTGTTCAAGCACTGTCGGACGGAACGGAATCAACCCGCACAATCGGGCCAACGGAATTTGACAAACAGTTTAATTATGCATCCGCAACATCTTCCTTTGATGAATTCGCACGAATATTAGAGGATGATAATTTCAACAGCAGTCCAAGCGGATCAATGAAATTCGGCACCAAAAAACACAGGGCCGGCGACTCGGTGGCAACTCTTAATAAAGACGGAGAATACGAGAACTACGACATACAAATTGATAGAACGAATCCGGATAAACCGTTTATTCGCGCTCGGCGCGCGTCGTATCCGGAAATTGGACAAAAACCAATTCATGAATTAATTGGCGAGCGTATGCCAAACGGTCCAGAATTTGATGACGGTCAGAACACTTACTGGACACGCCACCAGGATCATCACGCATTTGTTTCGTCGGCAGAAGCTGATATTCTGGAAATCGCATCAAAAACAGGACCAATAAAATTTAAGGACGGCATAATCTCCGGTCATTATGTCGACGGTAATGGAAAGGAAATTAATTTCTCGATTACGCCGTCTCTTACTACAGGTCGGGATAGCGGCCGGAATCTTGTTTTATTTAATTCCAGCGAAAGCGAATTCGGTATTCAGTTCCACAACGCCGGGAAGGTTGAAAACGTCGTCCCCAATGTCATTGAAGTGGCGATGTCCGATAAGGAAAAATTGGACGCACTTCTCCAGACCGGTACTGGAAAAAGGCTGGCTACGGCCGGGCGCGGATTAACTCATCAATGGTGGAAGCAATCAACATGGCAATTCCGTTATGGAGGTAAAGACAGTGCCTCAAAGACCATCACAAAAGATCCACAGACGGATATTATTGCCCCAGACGCCGATGACCTAATAGCCAAAGCCGACAGGCTCGGTGTTTTTAACCCAGCCGTGGACATGGGCATTGATCCAAAATCGGATCAGGGCAAAAAACTTACCGTTGTCACAAGCATCGCGAACCGATACAGCATGAGTGGGACATTATCAGAAAAACAGTGGGCCTATTTACGAAGCCTACTTAAAGGTTTTGATGACAGCGGTGTTGCGCCAAGTCGGCAGGGCGCAACAGATATCCCAATCCTCAGGGTTGACGGACCGGAAAACCTACCAGGGCCATCGGACGTGTCGCCAGAAGCCCCCGAGGACGACACATGGGCGGAGAAACTGGCAAAAGTGGATTCCGTTGATCTTTCCGATATGACGCGTAGTCATGTAGATATGGACACCGGCGAAATAACGCGTTATGCAACGGTAAATATCGGTGATACCAGTCGCCAGTCAAACCGGTATGTTGTCGCGGACGAAAACGGCGTTCTTCGTAAATGGAATCATCCACGCGGCGCAGATCAGCAGGGCTGGGAAAGAGGCGGAGGATTACATTGGCCGGCAAATGAGGTCGGTGATGAATACGATGAACTGGTAGAGCGTGTTAACTTCCAGCGCGGTCGGGTTCCAAACGAAGAAGCCGTGATGATAAGTAGTAAGCCGTGGGTAGAGGAAGCAAGATTGCGCAGGGCGTCCGGTGAAGATATAGATGCCGAAGATGTTGAAGCTGAATATCGGGAGCTTGGACTTTACGGGATGGACATGACGCGACCGGACGGATGGGATGAAAGCGATACCCATATTACGATAGGCAGAAATAATACCACCGAGAGCATTGTTGATGCCGTGAGCGCCCATATTAAAACCGGAAAACCGTTGCAATTTGGCTACAATAAAAACGACGGCACACCAACGACGACGAGAGTTCTGCGTTCGGCGCGGATGGGGAAAAATCCGCATACCGGAGTCCACTATGTCATTGGCGGAGACGGCATAGACGAAAAAAATTACCGAGTAGATCGGATAGTCGGCTACGATAAAAATTTAGATAAGAACGCAAGTAAGCCTAAAACTGATCCGCCGAATACGCGATTTAGTGGAGAACGGCAGACCGGTGGCGGAAGCGGCGAACGTCGCCCGCGCGATAAGCCAGCCGATTCAGGCGAAGAAGCACGGCGAATACGGGAAGATGAGGCAGACCCCGGCGCCTGGGGCGACAATGTGGATAATGAAAACGACAGACGATCCAGGGAAAGGGCGCCTCGCGAAGAGAGAGCGCCTCGTGAAGAGAGAGAAGCGCCCAAAAAGGAGCGCTCCGGAAATACTGCGCCCCGCGAACGGGAAATGATAAGAGTCGGAACACGCGGGGTGATTGGAAAAACTATTGCCATTAGTGGCTCGGTTAATAATAAGGAAAAAATTGGTCAGTTATTGGATGCGGCTCGTTCTAATAATAGAGTCTCGTTTATGTACGGCAACAAACCGTATACCGTTTCGTTTCTTGATGTCGAGGCGGGCGCCTCATTATCGGAGTTCTCGGATCTGTGGTTTCTCCACGCTACTGATAGCGACGACAATATACGGAAAAAATTTGATGTCTCTGAGATAAATATGGATAGACCCAATGATCCGGTGGCGTCGGGTAGGGCGATCGGATCAATACTCACCGGCGCAGAGCGAACACCGGGTAGGCGGAATTTTGTCAATATTCCGCTGGGGGTTATGGTCGCCGACCATAACAGACAGAGGGAACAAGCGCGGATATCGCACAAAAAATCTACCGATTCCACCGACAATTCAATAAGCGGCTCCATGGACCTCACTCCGACACGAGTCAATAATTATTTTCCTCCGTCATACTGGACACCGAATAAGCATGATGCGAGATACGCAGCAATGCCCCGCGAAGAACAAGACCAAGAATTGCAAACGATTATATCCAGACTCCATTCGGATGCCCCCATTGACGCGGCGCAGACCAATGACCTCCTGGATAGATTCGCGGCTATCGATCGAGTTATGCGCACGGATGGCAAATCTTACGTCGATGAATTCGGCATAGAAATTGAGAGAGCCCCAAATGGGGAGTATTTGCTTACCGGCAACGTGGATATAAGCGTCTTTGAAATGGCAAATCCGTCGGGTTCAATGGGGCGTTACGCAAGGCCAACTAATTCGTCAGATCGCGCAATGGATGATTCCTATAATGCGCAAATATACAATGAGCTGAATGATTTAATGTCGTCAACTTCCGATGCGGACGCAATAAGGCAACTTGCTCGTCGCCATGGAACGAGTGAGCATAATATACGCAGGCGACTCAATGTGGTCGACAGGGAACGCGCACGTGAAATTTCCGCCCTTGACAGGGTCGGCGATATTCAGGATGATATCGATCGTGGGGATATATTATTTGACGACCTAGAAATGACCCTTGATTTAAGCTCATCGGATTTTGACACAGTTAGGAATATCGACTACGTATTAGGCGAGCTCGATCTCAGATACAGCAGTAATAGCCCCAGCGGGAGCATGGCATTGCGACGCGGCGAGGACCTGTCAAGCAAAACAACGGACGAACTGCGAGAGTTATTTAATGAATCAATTGAACAACTCTTTGGATCCGAGAGGCCTCATCCCAAGGATAACGCAACAAGATCAAGGTTTTTGCGGGACATTGAAAATATCGGGTCAGAAATTCAATCTAGATTCTTGGCCAGTCCAGAAGCCGTAGCAATTAGAAATAATATTAACGGGGATGACCCAAGCGGGAGCATGTCCCTGCATCCAAGTGGAGGTCAACCCAAAATACCATTAAGCGGTAGCCGCCTAATCGATAGACGGCTTCAAAATGTGTACGGTCCAGATGATTGGGAATCTGTCGCTTTGCAAATAGGCGCAAGATTCACCAACATGGAAAATAGGGACTGGGAAAACCCATCCATGGATGACCTGATGGATCTTCACCACCTACTAGACATGAGGGCCAGTGAAACAATCATAGTCGACGGCCTCCCGGAGGTTTTTGATGGATTTACCTATGATGTCCTTTCTATCGCCGGCGACCTAGATATAACGCCAGAGAATGTTGTTGGTTATGCGTCGCGGGGTCGCGATTTGGCCGAAATCAAGCAGATGGCCGGGATGTCCCCATTTGAGCGAGCAGAAAAAATGATCCTGATTGATAGGCGTAAGAAATTTGAAAACATGCTTGATTTGAAAAAACAAGAGCTCGGCGATGGCTACGACAGCTGGCTCGATAGCGCGGTAGAAATAAATAACGGAATTTCATTTGATGAGAACGGCAATCCGAGAGACCGGGATTACATAGAATCACGCGGTGGGCCGTATGGCGGGTTTTTCGTATCGCCCGAAACCGGCGAGCCGGCCGATTCTAAATTAAAAGACACGCTCGGAACTTTCCTTGAAGATCTGTATAACGCCCCGTCATATCAGCCCCCCGGCGGTCCTAGCGGGTCAATGGCCTATATCGAGCAACGTTACGACATTAGGCCGAATCCAGATGGTTCGTGGTCCATAATTGATACGCATAATAATAATTCGCCGACCGGAGAGGCATACGGAAGACGCGAGGATGCGCTAAGTGCGGCCAGACGCATGGATAGGGGGCCGAGTACGCAACGGGGCAGTTTGCGTGCGAGAAATTCTCCAAACCCACAAGCCACGCCCGATCAGGGGCCGTCACAAAGCCCGCCGGCGCAGACTCAAGATTTGACCCAAGAACAGCTGTCGTTTGATGACGGCCCATCTGGGTCAATGATGGGGAGATTGCCTGGAAGTAAATGGATTTCAAATGACCCTCTCCGCCGCCACGGAGAAGAAGTTACGAAGCGCCATGCCGAAATAGCGATACAGAATTATCATCGTGGCCCAGCTTCAATGCCATTCGGGGGTGCCGAGGATGCGAGTAATGAAATGCTATTCAAGGGGTGGGTGGTGGCGGACTCGTCCCTAGACACCCTTTTAGGAAGACTTGAATATTTGGATAAAGTCCATACGGGAGGTTTGGATAGGGGCCGCACGGGGGGCCTAGACAGAACCCGTATGGGTATTCCCGGGGAGCCATTTAGCACGCCGGAAATCAGGGAAAGTTACCCCGATACACCACTGGTGGATATGACTTCCGCCATCGTAACCGAAATTGGGCATGTTCTGGCATATCTTCTCAAACTACAACGAAGGCGTAATTGGTTCCATATGAACCTAAAACGGAGAATGGAAAAGACCAATAACTACCTTATGGCCGACCAATTTGATTCAATGAATGACAGCCGAAGCGGGATAGGCCGAGAGGAGAAAGACTCTTTGGTATCGGGTAAATTCCCACGGTATATATTGCCGTCTATCGTCAGCATGGTTGCGCAAAAATCATGACAGCCCTATCCCGTGGTCCAATAATGCCATCCGCTGCCGCGGCAGTGAGAAAAGAGATAAACTTGATTGATAAATGCATAAAATTTTCACAACAATTACAGAGTTCAAGTAATAGCAGTAAATAGATACACAAAAATGACCAGCGATAGCGATCACACCCCAAAAGGCGCTGTTATGGGTTATGCTAAACCTGCACAACAAAACGGAGGTAAAGCGAAATACAACTGCATGGTAACTGGAGAGAAAAAACAGTTTCCCTGCGGCGGTTGCTCCAATCCGAAAGGTTGTCTTTCAACAACCATGCAGTTCAAGGAGCAAACAATGGCAACGGACGAAAAGTCAGTCGTAAAAATCGGTGCAGACGGTGACTTAATTGAATGTGCAAAAGGATTAGACGTAAGTGAGTGTGGTTACGTTAAGGGTCAGTTAGCTTGTGGAAAATGTGGTGCTGTTGCGGTGTCAGTGAAAGTAGACGTAGTTGAGGAAGATGAAGCGCTTGAAATAGCCGAGGATGATGAAATTATGAAAAATACGCCAGATAACGCAACACAAACTCCTACGCGTAAGCGCGGCTCACGCATTGCCCTTGAGGAAAAGGCGGCAGTGCGCGCATACGGAGATACTCTTACCGAAGAGGACGAAGCTCTTCTTGCCGAAGAAGAGAAGAAGAAGCAAAAGCTAAGAGATCTGGCCACCGAAGCCGAAGATGCGGCCGAAGCCGAAGATGCGGCCGAAGCCGAAGGTGTTGCTGAGACCGAAGGTGTTGCTGAAATCGCCGATGTGGCGTTGCCGGATCCGGCAACAGACACCGCCGACATAACTGGCGACGTGGCAGACGAGGCCTACGAGACCAGCCGCATACCGGCTGAAGAGGAACCGCAAATGGATGAAATTCTTGCGATGCGTTCGGCGCCAAGAAGAAAGAAGCCGGCCGCTCCAGTTGCGCCGGAAGCAGAAGATGACGCACTGGTTGACGAAACCGACGACGAAGTCCCTGGCAGACAAATAATGGAGCAAAGAAGACTCCGATCAATGGGATACAAATCGGGAGAGTTTGGTGCCGATGCCTTCGTGTGTTCACTGGAGCGCAAGGTCTACTCAAGCGGCGCTGGTGTTTGTGAAGGTTGCCCAGGCGGTTGCGTAAAAGAAGGATCAATGCCTGCGCTTTTGGAGATTGAAGGTCGCGCCGAAGACATGTTCAGCGGCAAGGTTCTTGATTCCGGATACTCGGACATCGCGGATATCTTTGTTGTTGATGTTGAGCGCAAGGACGGGAAACCAATTGAGGCCTTCTTTGACGGCTCAACGGGCGAGGTTCTTGGTTGGCATATGCTAAATCAGGAAGTTCTTGAAGTCAAATCCGGATTCCAGCCAACCGAATTGATTAGTTTTTCGGAAGCGGCGTCTATTGCAACCAAGAGCATTCAGGGTGATGTCATGGCGGTTGAGGCCGATATCTTTGAGGGCTTTGATGCGTACGCCGTTGAGATAGAGGGCATTGATGGAAAATCATACGATGTGTTCGTGTCTCTTGACGGCGATGTGCTTGGCTATGATGAGTACACCCAAGAAGAGGCTTCGTCTATTGAGGCCGAAGCCGCAGAGATAGCCCTTAAGCGTGCCTATTCAGACGAGCAACGCGCAGGACACGCATCCAAGGGGAATGCACTTCCGGATGGCTCTTTCCCAATTGTTGATGAAACCGATCTCCGTAATGCAATTACGGCCCATGGTCGCGCCAAGAACGCAGACGTTGCGAAACTGCACATCATGGAGCGCGCCATGTCCCTCAAGCTCGAGAATTTAATTCCCGAGAACTGGATTGACGAAGAAACAAAAAAGAAGTTTGCCTCTTCGGGGAAATCAGGAGAAGACAACTTCCTATCAACGCTTCTTGAATTTGAAATGCTCGCCCAGGAAGCCGATAATTCTTCAAGTATTTACAACGAGTCAGAATAGATCGGCGGTGCGGCATGGCCGACGCCGAAAACACAAAATCCCATAACGACGTTCGTCAAAACCGACGAACACACCGTAAATCAAATTTTCTGACTTCGCAAAAGGGCATCGGTTCGCCAATCGGCGGCCCCCAGAGGGACATGAACCCCGCCACGGCGCGGAATGCAGATAATGATCTATTCGTCCTAGAGGGAATCCCGACAATTAATAGGGGTCGCGGGGTTATCGATCCGACCCCGACTGGCTCAATGGCTGGTAGCAAGCGCTCTAAGCGCCGCAAGGCTCGCAAGTTTGTCAACGATCTAATCGGCGACAGCGATGTTACTGATCCAGAATTTGACTCTGCGGATATTGACGAGGATACCCCGCTATCGCTATTGGATTACGAACAGGATAGTTTGTTCCCAGAAGACGATTTCATCGTACGGCGTTCTGGGGTGCCAGAGATTTTTGAGGATGAACCTTGGGATGATTCCGTTGATTACGCTAGCGCCTGGCGGGAATATTTAAGAAATTCCGGCCTGGATGACACGATCGATCCGAATGATTTTGACATAGACGAATCAGACCTAGCGGCACTGCCATTTTATAAGCCCCAAAGTGACATACTCGGCAGAACGTATCCGGGAACGAGCGTAGCGAAGCCCTCATCGGGTCCCAAGAAATTTGACGATTACCATAATAAAACGAAATACGCTGGGGATAGATATGTAATCACGCAACAGGCCTTAACGCTGGCTAGACACCGGGATTTAGTCGCCAAATCACGATGGGACACAATCCACAATGCACACTACGACTGGTGGGCATTTCCGATTGACAGGGGCAGTGGAGGGTATGGAAATAAATATAATATCGCCGGCAAACCGCTTTCTAGGCTGAAAAGAAATAAACGATTTCTGAACAATGTGGCTGAGGCAATTCATATCCAAGCACTAGCCCTTGGTTGGGATATTGACACAGATGACTACATCGCCGATATTGATTGGGATACAGGACAGGACCCATGGCTCGCATACCCAACACGATTTTGGAAAATGACTCGCTCTGCTCAAATACTAGGTCTAGATAAGGAATTTAACTCGCTCTTGTTATTGCAGGCTTCGTTAAGCGAGGGCGGAATCAGATTTGGTAGACGCGAGTACTGGGATAACCCGGGGCCCCCAGGGGATAGCACGCCGCTCAAAAAACGGAAATATGAATATGGCGACGGAACGGTTTCTGGGTCGATGGCCGGCAATAAAAAAAACACCGACAGCAATTGGAGAGGCGATTTTTCCGAGCAGTTGGCATCCGGATTTGTTGGCGGTATGGCCGGACTGCGCAAACGCATGAAAAGCGACTCATTAATTGCCAATCCACTCCATGAGTATTTTTTACAACGGACCACATCCATGGGTGACAACCCGACCACCGGTCGGCGACCCAGCGACCTAGTGATAAATCCCTATGCTGGGGAAAACATAATCGGCGCCGCCGAAGCGCGCGATTGGTTTGATTTTGCGATCATGCTAAATGACACGCAATCGTGGGTGCTGGAAAACGCCAACAATGGGGAGCAAATAAATGATGGTTTATTTTTCCAGAATTCTTTCCCGCGGATGGCTTTGGCAAAACTATTGATGGGCCAGATGGGACGCGACGATTCCGAAATGAATACAGTTGCAAATCTGCGACGCGCAGGAAGAAAGATGATGGCGGAAAATAATATAGACGGAGCCGATTTCCCTATTCTTGCTGGAGATATTGCAAACCCGTTTATTAAGAAAGTTGAATCTACCCCGAACGGCTGGTTAGTTACACGCCATGATGACGCCAGGAAGCTGTGGTTTTGGTTTAGGGACGAAAGGGAACAGGCGCTGGCGGACCTCGGCCGCGCAATAACTAAAGATAGACAGAAAAACAAATTAGCCGATCCAGCGCAATGGCTAGACGGATCAGGCGTTAAGGCATTTTTCAAAAATCGAGCGAGCAAGCAATCGCCGATAATCGGCCCGCTAGGCGGCTCGACTCCGAAACGAATGGAACTAAGTAAAATTACTTTACCGCCTGGGCGATTTGCTAATAGGGACAAAATTGCAGCTCTGCGGAATAACGGCAATTTCAACAATCATGCCAATCCGGTTGATACTTGGTTAGATAATGTTTCCCGCGGGGACGCACTGCTGAGTGGCCGCAGGCCTATCCCGTCGACCCGATGGCCGATGGACGAATTAGAGACCCGCGATTGGTTTGACTATTGGCTGATGCTGTCTGACTCATTGCCGGAAATAACCGCACGAGATTTTGAGGTGCTAAGAGAAGCTGGGCCGCATATTAGAACTAGCCCGAATGAATGGCTACCCCAGGATGACGAACAGTGGAATGAAAACAAACTGATTAACGAAACCCAACGGCGCCATGACAAGGTTAAATTTGTAATGGCCGAAGCACTCAAATATCTCTCTGCGCTTGCGCGGCCTGACGAAAATGATAATAACGATGTGGTTTGGGAAGACATGCGCAACGCCGGCCAGTCGATTAATCAACGATGGGGGATTGACGCACAAATAAATGCCGAAATAAATCTTGCGGAAATGCAAGGCAGGGATTGGCCATTTAGGGAATATGTCGCTCCGGAAAAATTGAACAAAGATGTAATTAAATTTGGGCAACTGGGTAATTTTGCCACTGCGACACCAGACGGATGGATTGTAAATACAAAACACGCAGATGGAGAAATGAAACCCCGTGCTTGGCGCATTTCTGATTCCGAAAGAGATTCCCTATACGACATGATCGGGGCCATATTAAATACGGGCGAAGAGAATTCTCCGCTTGGTGTCGATAATGCCACCGGAGACTCCGAATTAGATCTGGGCATGTTTCTGGAAAACCGAGCACAATTTTTCAAATCCGACGAACCGACTTTTAAATACTCAAATCGATTCGGCGACGATGACGATGCCCCCAGCGCACGTTCTAGAATGTTGTCATATACAGACTCCGACCAGGCAGGCGACTATGTCGATGTTCGCTTACCGCATACAACAAGGCCCACCAGGCCCCACTCCAGGGAATGGGACACTAGCGACCTAAATGACTATGAGACAATTTTGGCCGATGGCAGGGTAACCCTATATGGTGACGATCAGCCTGACTTCCCAGATCAATATAATGCAGGGGCCAACCCAATAACGCTTAGCCAAATCGGGATTAAAAACGGCCGATTGGCTGAAAATCTCAATCAAATTATCGGCCCGATGGATAAAGATGAGCGTAACGGAAATTTTGATTTTTTGATAATGCTCAATGACACCCTGACGCCAACCGCAGCCAATGCATTGGGCCGTTCGCCAAGCATTTTGATGCAGACCGTCTATGAAATGATTGGGGCAATGGCCCGCAACTCCGACCAAGTTGCTGGGGATGCGGATTCGCCAGCTGCGATAAATCTTGTCAGAAACACCAATATCGCACTCGCGCAAATGATTGGGCTCAATAAGGACGGCGGGATGCGCAGTACCCGCCGCGGCTTCTTGATTCCTAAAAACTATGGGGGAATTAGGGAGTCCAGGAATTGGCGGATTGACGAAAATGAGCGGACCGCATTGATGGACGAAATAGGAAAGATGCTAAGATCTGATGGGACACTTGATCTGGAAGCTCTGGCCAAATTTCTAACATCTCGGAGAAAGCGGTTTTCCCCAAAATCGCGCAGATTTATTAGCCCTGAGGCAATAAAGGAACGCCGCCGACGCTACTTTGACGAACGGTATCAGAGGGACAAGAAAAACAATGAACAATAACCGAATAATACCCATCGGCACCCTGTTCCAATTGTCATACGGTATTCCTATGCTAATTTGTTATCGGGTCTATAATTGGATCACGCAGAGATGCAGTGATGCCATTAACCAGAAAGCTGCTATATAAAATGGGCTTCCCACGATCCTCAATTCCCCTAAACGCCAAGATTATTGCATCTAGCGACTCTAAAACCATCTACCAAATGCCGGATGGGTCAAGATTTTTACAAAACGGAATAACTGGCGAATTGAGTGATTTAACCGCATTTGATACCGACATATTACGCACATCAACAGCGAGTATCGTTGATAATTCAAATATGGACTGGGCCAATAAAAGAATTGTGGATATGGCCGGGAAAAGTCTAGATGATTGGTGGAAAACCAAATCCGTCTCCCAGTCTCCCAAGCGACAAAAGCCAAAAACAAAGCCGGAAGAGGAGTATAAATATATCCCAACAACCACCTTTGAGGCATGGGCTTCAAAATGGAAACCAGGGGACTCGCTTCCGCTGTCCCCGCCAGGCATGTCGCTCAATTTGTGTCAACACTCGGGCGGGGGTTCGCCATTAGAGAGTTTCCGTAATCCAACCGTTGACGAAGTACTCAACCGAATGTGGCTTCCCGATGAGAGGTACGTTCGCGTCGCCGAACCGAGACAGGGGTTATCGGAAAAAGGGATTTTAGGGGCGGGATTAGGTATGGGCAGAAGAAACCTTCTCGACTTTGATCTGGCTAGGCGAAATTTGCAGACCGGTTTTGGAATTTGGCGCGATGGTTTGAATAAACTCCGTTGCGGCCCAGGAAGCCCGGCCGCGAATAGGTTTACAAATATTTTTGGTCTCGGATGCGATATCCCCGGCGGCGGCGACGGCCCCCTAGATAATATTGCTGCGGCCATTCCAAATTTGAATGCGCCGAAACCCAATGCGCCGGGTCCGAAATCACCCAAAACACCCAAGCAAGCCGTAGAAACAATGCGCGAAATATTAGGGAGAACGGGTAACAGAGTTAGACCATTACGCGTTAGCCGCACGGGAGAAGAGGTATCTGGGTCAATGGGCGCCGATGACGGCGACGCGCGGGCAGTCCGAATATTACCCCGTGCGACCATGAGACAACGTATGTTTGACTACGCCGCCCGTCTCGTGCGGCCCGTAAGCCGCGTTACGGACCGAAAGAAGGAATGGTTGAAATCGAACCCAGACGGAAGACCGTTTGATGCGAGTATCGCCTTATATCATGAGACTCTAGGAAGACACGGCGGAAATCCAAATTTAATGCATGCACCGGTATCAATTTTAAATACGAAAACGGACGTATACGGAGAGGTTGAGCTTTTTGATCCGCGCACCGGAACGTACCGGTTCATGAATCAACAGGACTTGATTGAGGGATGGGACCCGGATATAGCAAAATGGAGTACGAATAATGCCTCTGACCCAAAAATTGCAAAACAGCTTCGTGAAAAATTAAGAAATTCAATGTCGCTACAATCTGGCGATCACCCTTTTTCGTTAAGGGAATACGATCAAATTATATCTAATATCGGCACCATTCTCGATGGCTTTTCTGTCGCAATAGAAAGGACAGCGGGAGAAAATGGCTCCATCCCAGCAATGATGCTCACGGGCGTTTCTATTGGCGACGTACTCGGAGGAGGATGGTCCGATACGGAGATGCTAAGAGCGCAAGTGCGCGGGATGAAGCCCGTAGAGCGACGGGGCAACGCCGAAAATATGCTCAACCAATTGGGGATACAGACACGATGGTCCCAGCGCGACGCAAGCCCATTCCTAACCGCCGATGACCTTGCCGCGATTTGGCCGGCCTTTCAGGCCGATGCGAGAGGCCGACTTGGGGCGGGCGCCACCGACGACGAAGTGGATATTGGGGCAAGCAAACTTTGGCAAGATCCCGATCAGCGTAAGAAGATTATGGCACGTGCTGACGCGCCAATGGCCGGTCAGATTGTTATTAACCCAAACGCGCTTACGGACGCTGCCCTTAATCGCTGGCGACTAACCGCGGGCGAACATTATTTGGCGAGCGGACGGCCAAATAACAATTCGGATCTTTTGCACTATACGGCCGCCCACGAAATGGAACATCTCGCTGATTTCGCTCGCAAAGTGCAAACTCTGATGGGCATTGACGACACGAAGTGGTCGGATTGGGTCAGGGGACAACGGCCGATTAATCTAGACGATGCCGCTGATGGCTCAATAATGCGACAGGCGATAGACAGATTGAAAACGCAATGGCGCAGTATGGCGCCAGCGACAGAGAGAATAAGCGCATTACTTGAATTTTATATGATTTTCATTAGCACCAGTGGTAATAGCCCAAGAAGCGCAGAACAAATAATGAGGGATAGCGGTGCAACCAAAAAACAAATCGCCGAAATGTTTGAGAGAGTCAATGACGCAATGGAGCGAATCGGCATTATTGGCGAACACGATTGGTGGAAAAAAATCTATGCCGACGCAATGCCTGGGGATATAAACTCTCCAAATAAATCCACGGGGACACAAAATGCCTCGGGCCACCTCGTGAGCGAAGACGATATTGGTATTATGATGGACTTTCTTGGTTCCATCTACGGTCAAAGTAATACTACCGAGATGGTAGCGGAGTTGGGCGCACTGTTATTTCAGGGCGGAAATGGAATGAAATTAATTAGGGATTTCGTAAACGGGCCGGAAAATACGGACGGCATATCGATGGCTGAATTTCTTGATGTCATAGAGGCAATTTTTGGTAAAGCTAGGATGCCGAGTTTGGATGAGGGATTGTCAACGGGCGGATTGACATATAAATCAGCGCTCCCGACTACAAGGCAGACCAAAATACAAACAGCCGGCGGATCAACTCCATATAATTACACAAATGCGAAAGTATTATATTTTACAAAAGTTACAGATATTGTCTCTAGTAAGGTTCTTGGTCGTGGCCTAACCGGGAATAGAATGCGTTCGGGAATCGTCTATGACCCGAACGCCCGAGACGGCGACGGGGACGGCATCCGACAGGATCGCACGCGATGGGAACGTCCGGTTGGCCCTCGTGCGCCAGAATTGGTGCATATTGGCGCGTTGAACGAGAACCGAAAAAATAGGCGCAGGCGTGGTGCATCTAAAATCCGAGGAAGACGCGTGAACACTACGCCAAGTTTCGCATCAGTCGCCTCTCGGCGGAATTATGACAGTGCGCCCACCGGAAGTATGGCACTCGGCCCCGGCAATCCGCTTGCCAGAAGCACCGACAATGATTGGCTTGTAGATCTTGACGCATATAAAAGTTTAATGCTTAGAATTGAAGACAATATTGATCAAAAATTCAACGGCAGGCCGCGAACTATCGGCGACGTACTCGACAAACTTGCCACCGCCAAAGACGGTCTCGGCAAGCGAAATATTAATTTAGATCTCGTCCCGGCGTATTGGTTAATACCCGCAATGAGCGCCATGAAATCGGCCCTCGGAGGTCGCTATAGCGGAAACGACACCGTGGTTTCCCCAACCGAGCTCGGAGCGTATTATTCATTGATGCATCACCTAGATCAATACCCTGAAGCCTTTCAGGATATTAGTCTAATATTCTCTCCGTCAAGCATGCCCGACGCTCCGTCATTTGACGGACCAGTCGGCGCAACATCGGTTCGCCCGACATACGAAACGGCAGCAATGTCCGATGGGTCAAATTTCCGACCAGAATTTCACAGGATGCTGCCGGGCCTGAGGGAGGGGTTACCGTATCCGGATATGGAAAATTCCCCTGTCGTCTCCGAGTCCGGGGCGGGCGATTTAACCAAATGGGAGTCCACAATTCAGCCGCGACTGAGGCGTGGCGTGAAAACCGTCATTGTTCAAATACCAAGCACCACATCTGGCCACGGCAAATACCCATCGTTCCAGAACATGAAAGATGGTAACTCGTTTGAAATACAGCTTGATCAAATCGGAGACCGAAACATCGGCGTTTTCATAGACGAAATGTACAGATTGCTAGAAAATAATAGCGAGGGAGGCCAACTAATAGACAATGTCGGCTCCGTTGTTCTAACGCAACTTATCAAAGATGCTGCGGATAAATTTGACAATGCTATGCGTTCCGCAGAATCAAATCCGTCAATGAGGGGACAGATCGTTTCCGCCGCAACCGCACGGGCGGATGCCGACCTAGATGAAATAGCCCAGGCGGCTTCATTTTTAATTGCGACCCACGAGTTCGGACACGTTCTTGATTCGGTCGGAAACTGGAGACGCTCCCCGCTGGCAGCAAATCAACACAGTTCTCGTGGGCTAAATACCGTAGGGGAGTTCAGAAGAACAATCACTGAACTTTCGGCGATTGAGGACGGTCTTGATTCACCGCTCGCCAAACCATTGTATAATTCCCTAGCGTCGACATTTGTTTTTGAGCATGTCAATGACGCGCTAGCGTCACACTCCGCATTCAAGGAGATGACGGGAATCCTCCAACAAATGAGACAGCAATTGGATGAGTTTGGATCCGTGTTGTCCCTCTTTGATTCAATGGCCACGGACGCCAGAAATAACGGCGCTGACACCAGTGCCATGTTTGAGAATAGCGGACTTGCTTCTATTATGGGGCAAACGCCGATGGACCTATTGGCAATTTTCAATTTATCCGTGTCATCTCAGGAGTCGGCGCTAGACCAAATGCGCCTCATGGACAGGGTCATGAGAAGCCAATATGATGTGGCCGCTGAAAGACTGCGTGAACTATATGAAAAAGTTACAGCACTAGTGCCGGTATATCATTGGATAAATAAACAGTCATTTGATGTGAATAACATAGGGCGACAAATGACCGACATACGGACCACTAATCCAAATGCGATTGCTGAATTTATGCAAAATTTTGGTAATGACGTTTACGGAAAATCAGCGTGGTTTGATGATGACGGTCAGTTCAATGAGCGGAAATATATTATATCCGCGTTAAATAAAATGGCAGATCCTGATAATTATCACCGGATGCTCAGCCGTGTCAATGACGGACTGATCATGCAGGGCAACAACGGTTGGAAAAACCTTGGCGATGACGACATAGAGGCACTCGTAAAATTGATCCCGTATCTGTCTACGTATGCAGGGCCCGCATTTTATCCAGACCAAATCGCAAACCCGGAAAATTATCCAGGATCCAACTCTGAGGCCTATGCTGAAATGCATCTCGCGCAAGTGCTAGCGGCAACTGGCACGCTTGACCATTTTGACGAAATAGAGCGAGCGCGTATTGAGAAAATATATAAACGCATGATTGATTGGGCGCGGAATTTAATAGAAGACGGGATGGTAGATAGTGGAAATTAATACAAATAAGACCGAGAAGCAATTTATTGAATTGCTGGAACGGATTGCCAAAACGCCCGTTTCGGAATTGGCCGATATGGCCCAACCGGGCGGACCAGTGTCATATAGCCCCACCGGCAATATGGCCGGGATTGTCGACAACTTTTCGCCAAGTCCACCAAAAATGCAGTGGGCGGGCGATCTGTTTAAGCGGATGATCGGTGACCAGAATTTCCAAAAAATGACTCCCGCCGTAAAGGCGTGGACTGTGCGAGACTTAATGGAGAAAGTTAACGGATTGGAAGCGAAGACCCGTACGGCACTCGGGTCCCCAATAGACATATCTGAATCACTAAAAAATGGCGATTTAGCCCTTGGTGCCGACAAGGCAGCGAAGGATCTGAAATGACAAGCGAACAAGGGCCATTGGGCGGATTTATGGCCATTAACATACATGAACAGCCGAACGCCGAAGCCAGCAACGGAGTTCTAGATATCCTTGATGCGATGGGGGACTATGTCTCAACCGAGAGCAAGGTCGCTATTGACGCCATTCCCCAGGAACGCGTTACCGGTGATGTTCTCCGCGGATACGGACCACGACGAGGGAATTTAGAGAGATTGCTCAGGTACTGGCGACCAATAATGAAGAAGCCGGGTGGTTTCCGTAGATGCCGGGTGATACTGGCCGACCATCCAGAACTATATCCACTGGATAACATCTGTGCCTGGCTACACCACGAAACAACCGGATTATGGCCAAACGAGGGATGCCATCACCCAGGGATGAAAAATTGTCGCAAGAAACTGAAGGGAGCGGTGCGGGGTTCAATTTGGAACGATAGCGAATTTGACGACAGGATAAAAAAGATTACATCCCGTTCCGGGCGAAAAAGTGCTCAGGCGGGATTTGCAGGGACGGATGATCCATTTGTCCCGGTTTTGACCGAAGCCGACTGGGGCCACGCCATTAAGGTCCTTCAAGATTTTTCTGAAATGGAACCAGATTTTGTAAATTACGTTTGTGATGACAATAATTGGGAGCTCGAGTTTGAGTAAACGACATGAAGCAGCGGAGTGCGTTGGCTGTATCAAGTCCGGGGAATCCCGGACTCGCAAGCTCATGCCGGCGATGGCAATTTCTCGACCAAACATTTATTTATTGCCCCTTCTGATTCTTAACGATAAACAAAAGGCAATTGAATTTAAATGCGCCCAAATGACGGCAGCAGGGAAAAACATATCGGCCTACGATCAGAGCGTGCGTTTTAAGGCCGACATAATCAATATAAACCTTCCCTCAACTCAGGAACTAAAGTCAGTTGTTGCTCCGATCGTTCCTGGTGGGAGGGCAAATCCAATACGCTCAACGGCATGGTCTCTTGCCATCCCGGGTGGCCGCGGTGGAGCCCCAAACGTACTTGCACGCACGCTTCCCGGACAGGTTAAGCCGACACGCGGCTTTCGGTGCCCGGAAGGATTTCAATTTGGGGGCAGGTTTACGGACAAATATTACAGCACATGCGGCAAACAGCTTTTCCAGTTAGCGCTATCTATCGCCAATCAATTACTGAATGTAGGCACCATCGCGGCGGATAATTCACCACGGGAAATTTCAATAAATGGCAGACCGGTGCAAGCCTTAAAGCCCAATGGTCAAACGTCATCAATACGGCGCCCGAATATTTTAATACCAAAAGTGGGGCGAATGAATTTCGCTCTTTACAAACAAGCAATCGGTAATGTCGTTGCCGAAATGTCTACCGTTAATCGTCGACTGGCACGAATGGTAAGGCGGGATGGCGTTGTTTTGACACCGGTTGTTTCCGCAAGTGTGTTACGCACCGTTCCGGACTCGCGGGATATGGAGGGGGCCTCATATATTATCAATGCCGTCACCCCGTCAGACATCGGTCGTTCCGAACTTGGAATGCTGTCGAATACCGGAGTTACCCAGCTTCTCTACGTCCTGCCAGACGGATCATCTATTTCATTGCGCAAAAAACGAAACCTATCCCCTGGGGAAAGTCGCAAACTCGGGAAAACCATCGCAAGCGCAGAATCAATGCGAGCTAGTTCAAACCCGGCAGGTCGTCTTGAAATGATTGCCGCAGAAATGAATGGGGCCATGGCGTATGAACAGCAATTCGTGAATGCATCTGGCGCGAATGACATAATTGAAGTTAATGTACCTGGATCAAAAACGCCAAAGCAAATGCGTCGCTGGTATGCGGAGGCCTTCAAAAAAACAAATGTCGCTAAAATTAAAAAGGTGAGAAAAACGCAAATTGAAGACGAGGCGGGGTTTGTTGAAAGTCTTGACGAAGCGCTTAATCTAATTTCAAATGGTGGGCAAATAGGGAATATCCGGCCACATATCCGCGCAACGGCTTTGGCAAAAAGCTCAATTGTCGACTCCAAAAAAATAAATTCTAAAATTACCGAGCACAGTCTCGATCGCCAAAAAATTCTTGAAGTTTCGCCGACCACGGAATTTGAACATCTCGGGGCAATGTTTTCATCCGAGGTCCAGGCACATTTAGGACTAGCATCAACAGACATTTGGTTCGCCGGGACCGGAACCCGAAGGCCGTATTTGGTTTCTCTTCCGGAAGATGCGATTTCCGGTGGCCGTTCGGCAAGGGGATCTGGTTTGAAATCGGCAAATCCATCGGATATTGCGACCCTGTTTATTGCGGACCTTTTAACCGACACCAGAATGCGTAATCCGTCATCCATATTCACGATCGACACGGGGGCGGCCGTACGAAGCTTCGGTTCTCCGGTCATATCCGCAGGACTCGCCGGACTATCGATAAAAGAAAAAACCGCACGTATCGGCATGCCGATAAATAAATTACTTTTAGAAAATGATAAATTAACATATCGTTATTACTTCGCCGAAATCAACGCAAGACAGAAGAAGATAGTGCTTGAAATGCTGGAGCGCCTACTGAGCAAAGCCAACAATTTCAATTTCGCAGATTTCGCCCAAAGACTCACAATTGACGGAGAACTTACAGACGCCGAACGGAACCACCTCACGATACTTAAACAACTATACGAAACGCGTGTTCGCCGGCTGTTAGGGTCCGTCGGCGCAATTAAGAATTTTATCGGTGGCGCAAATGAATAAGTTCCAGCTCGTAATAGATGGGTCAAATAATTCCGCGTATGGGGTGATTGCCACGATCGCCAACGCAGATAAATACATCGGCAATATGTCACACGGTGCAGATTGGGCTAAGTGGGCTGGAAAATCGGGTTTTAGGAAGCTGGAGATAATCGAATCACTTGACATGCACTTGTCCCTTGGCGATGTCATCCCGTTATCTAGTGATGAAGTTTTGAAATTAAAAAGCCTGCTTAGCGATAGCGCGTTTGGGGCACTGAGTAACTTTGTCGAACAGAATCTATTATTAACCAAAAATAATCCAGAGCCAGAAAATCTGATTGAGGACGACGAGCCAGAATACGAACTTGTTGCCGATTGGCCAATTACCGATATCGCCCTAAGTCTGATCGAGGTTCAGTTTAAGATGAACGCCGTTCACTACAAGGCGAAGTCGTTCATTTCGGACTCATCGGCATCTTCTTTTTCACTTAGCACAAAGGGCGTGCGAGCAATGTGGGACCCTAATTTTCCTGGTGGTGGCAGATGGCGCTGCCCTCCAGAAAGTGGATACACCGCCGGCCAATTTACCAATAGATTTGGGCGGGGGTGTTTGCCCGGCGCAGCTCGCAGAATAGGCCGAAGAATGCTGTCCCTTGCTGATGCCGGCGTACTAAAGCGGACCCTAGGAGACCGTGGCGGGATACTTGAGGCCAGGGGATTTTTAAGGGACGAGCGTGGACTGGCCGCCGCTGGGAGACGTTCGGCCAACCGGATTGAAAGACAGGGGCGTCGCACCGAAAGGCGCATTGCGGGATTGGCCAAAGATACCGATGATTTAAATAATCCAAATCCTCAGCGCCCAGCCGCAAATCGGTCAGAACGACGCAAAAAACGAGGCAACAGACTCGCCGCGTTTGCTGATCGGCTGACAGGAGAGCGGGTAACCCCAAGAAACAATCAAGCGAACCAACCAGATAATCTCGCAGATGAATCCCCTGTAACTGTTTCCACGGCGCGCATGAATCGGAGAATTAACAATAGCGCCAAGCCATTAGAGCTTGAACCGGGCACGGTATTAACCGATGAAAGAAACACCACCGATCAACTATTACTCGACCAGGGTTTCGCCGAGATTGAGCGAAGTTTAGATGAGATTGAACAAAGTTTAGATGATAATAAACTCCGTAGAAAAAGGCGAAGCAAAACTCCAGTACGCCCACACATAATTGACAGAATCAGTAAGCGTCGCCAAGACGGCAGATTGCGGATTTCCGATGTGCGCCCCAGGGTCAGGGAAACCCGCGGCCCAGATAATATCGGGCCGCGAGAGACAATGCGCGAACGAGCCGCCTTACGGCTTGAAAGACTGGCCCAAAGATTAACGGCCAGAAATAACCGTACGGTTACGCCGAACACAACTATCCAAAGTCCGGAACCGGCGGTCAATAGCCAATTAGGGCAACGGGCGCGGATGAGGCAGGTAGTGCTAAGTAAGGATAGTCCACGGCGGGTACTGTACGGCAATATCATTCCGTCGCAACGCACAGCGCGGAATCTAAAGGGGTGGGAAGCATATACCGCTATCGAGCAACAATCATTGGAGGCGTCAGCTACGAAAGCGCAAAAGCGCCTCACTGACGGCTGGAGGACGCGGTTGGGGCTGTCTCCGGCCGACAATTTGGACGAAGACGCAATTGACACATGGATGAAGGCATTAACGGTACGCCAGCCCCGAAAAGCCGCCGTACTCCAGAACCAGGCTCACAACGCCGTTATCCTTGATGATTTCCTTGACCCAATAACATCTAATACATCCAAATTAAAAACTGAAAATTGGGCCGCAATCAAGCCGGCCATGAGAGAGTGGATCATCGCTGATGCCGGTTTAACGGCCCCAGCGCGTGTATCCCCAAAATCACGTAAAACGCCCGTACCGAATAAGCCTCCGCAGCGACCTCGGCTAGTACGGTCTGGCGGTCAGCTTGCATTGCCGCCAGGGCCAGCGCCGACACAGGGCAATCTTGTTCCGGACGCCGACGTGGTGGATGACGAATTGGTATTTGATACTCAGCCGGAGCCAAACAACGAACTTGCACCAGTCGGGGTCGATGTAGTTACAAGCACAAATGAACACGGGACAATTGACGCTGCAGAAAACGCCTTGTTCATATATGAAGAAAATACGAAACTATACAGAGACCCGATTTCCGGCATGTATAAAGAAGACTATAAAGACTTGCCGATAACAATAGATACGGAAGTGAACACAATGCAGCCGTTGCCCCTGATGCAGCGGAAAAAGAAAAATGGGGCCATCGTCTCGTATCCGAAAATTCGTAATCACCAAGGGTTTGTTGGTGGCAAGGCCGTCATAGTGCAGCTGTCACTCGCTCCAAACACAACAAGGCCCGGAGAGGGTCACAGCGTTTCAACATGGGCCGAAGCAAGAGGGGCTATCTGGAATGATTTGCCGGAAAGCGTTAAACGCGAAAATCCAGGAATAGAAATCGTAGAAATACCCAGAATAAACGGAGTACAGCAAACAGCCGACACCGTTAGTTCATTTAATAGCTCTCGGCGCTCAAGCTACCGCAATAGCACGGAAATGGCGGGAACCGATATTTCAACCCAAGATGTATTTCTTAGAACGCGAACAAGCTCGTGGAATTTTGGCCACACCGATGTCGCTATGGTGATCTCTTCCGTAAACACGGCCCTTGTCAGCAATCAACCACAAGACTGGATGAAGGCCTGGGCGAAACTTAAAAGCGTGCACGCCGATGCGACTAGAAAGCTGGAAGCTTCCCTCACCGAGTGGAGAAGGCCGGACAATAAAAATAATTCCCGCCAGCGTCGCGAGTTCGTGCTTGCCGGAGACCTAGCGGAGACCGTTGAGGCAATTATAGAACGAGTTATGCCTTCGGTTTTTCCGATAATCATTAGTGGCGCACGGAGCGAAATGGAAGAGAGCGCAAAGCTCAGAAATAAACTTGCCGTTCGCCGGACTAGGGCGCAATCCGAAGGGCTGAGAATCGTCGGCGGAGTCGATCCGGCTATATTATTCCCGCCAAAATCTGCCGATGGAGTTTACATAAATCGTACCCCAGCCGAAATTGATGCGTTATATGAAAAAAATAGAGCTTTTGGGTATTTTGAGCAACTGCCCCTTGTCCTAAACCCCGGCGAATCCTATGTGGCGACGGAACTAAACGATTCCCAAATAGATTTTATGGATACCGTACAAAAAGCCCGTGACGCCTCACACGATTACCGTACCGGACTCGCACTGGAAGACGCCCATCAACAACGAGCTCAGCATCTGGCGACTCTCGGCCAAAGTGGATTTAATGATTTACCAGTACAGGTCACCCTTGAAGAAATGGAATTATTGCTTAAAACACTGGACAGTGAAGGGCAGCCGATGTACATACCTATTGTCCGCGGAATCAGCAGAAGGGGCAACGACGATAGGTCGCCACGCGAAATGGCGCAAGAATATATTTCCGGGGATAGATTTATTACTGCCGGCCAAGGGGGATCCGCCGGCGGAGAAGGGGACAATTTTTCCACCGCATCAAACCCAATTGGCGGATACGACCCAGGCGACGAAGCGCGCGGTTCAATCCTGGCATTGATACCGCGTTCATCGCGTCTGAGCACCACGCAAGAAGTAGAAAAGATTGCCACGCATGTTCGGGATATCCATAAATTCATTAATAGATCCATCAACCACCCAAGCGAACATGTTCAACCTTCTGGTGTAAGTGAGCGCTATGAGACGGATCCATCTGCGGGAAGGCGGACCGCCTGGGAGAACCTGTATCCGAATGAAACCGCACGACCGAATATGCCGGCGATCGTTGAGTGGGATGATTTTGATGGTTTGCACGCCCTTCAAAAAGCAGTCATGGTCGCCATTCTGTCCGACGGCATGCACTTAGCTGACTCTTCGGAATTTTCATTCTCAGTCTACGACAACCCACGCGATGATTTCCCTAGCGCCTCCGAGCCGATCGGTGGTCTAGAGTGGTTTAAGAACACTCGGGCAGAAATTGTCGGATGGTATATACAGCTCGAAATTAAAAGGAATGCGCTGTTGGCTTCCGGCGCAGAGACATCAGAACAGCAGCAGGCAATAAGTCGCCTCGTTAACGCGCAGACATATCTCAATTTCCTTACCGACGAAGTGACAATGAGCCCAATTCTCGGATACGACGCATATCTGTCGGGCGGAGGTAATAGTTTCTCCATAGACAAAGATCCACGACGGCTATTCCTTTCAATGTTCCCAGGCAAATACGGAATGTACAACCACGTCATGGTGGTCAATAGGTCGGCCTTAATCGTGCTGGATTCGCCCATTTCCTTGGCGTCTGCCATGGAATTTATGGACTCCTTCGGGGTTATTATGCCAAACGGCGAGACAATGCATATCTACAAGAGCAGGTAGACTTAGATTATGGATACGCAATCAATTGCTGAACTTTTCAAAAAAGCAACGCTCCGCGCAGAGGCTTTATCAGACGACGATACGGCCGTACTCGACAATGCCACAAATGAAATTAAGGAAGATTATTACGCCTATGACAATCTGGCCAAATATCCGCCATTCTCCTATAGAGCGCTGGGTGTAGGGCGACGCTACAGGGAGTTGCTCTTAGGCGAATTGGCTGCTTTCACACGCGGGATAAAGGAATATGATTCATTTGCCGCCATAGACGCCGAATACGAAATAGATATAGAGGAAGCCAATTCGTACCGTAAATTATACGACACCCCAGAGGCGGCGGCGATGAGCTATATGCGCCATATCGGCATTAAGCCATCAAAACAGGAACTTCAAGGATTCACAATTTGGGTCGGCGACGCAGAGATACCGCGATGAATGACGGGAATCAAAAAAGACAGGCGTTAAAAATCGCCAGGTATATGGGGTGCTCCGGCGTCCACAAGGGCAACAAGGGTGAGTGGATGCCGTGCGCCGATCATGATACCCTACAGAGACTTTCGCAAGCCGCGGAGAGCGACTCATGGCTGAAAAAACAATCGGCAAAATCTGGGCAGTACGGTACCGCCGGAACCGTCCAAAAACGTAGTGCGAAAGGGGGAGGACGTAGCCCAACATCCGAAAATCAAATTGGCAAAATAGGGGGAACCAGGAAATATTTGGCCATAAAAAGAAATAAGCCAATTGTGCTCCCCCGATCGGCGATAATTCAACGTCTTGGCAGTTTGGACAACGGTTCCCCACGAAGATCAAAACGCAAGGCGCGGGGTGCCAAATGGGAGCGTTTAACCGAACGCGGGGTAATTGGCTTGTCGTCCCTGGACGGCGGCGGAATAGTTTCCGCGAGTGCACTTTCAAAAATGTTTAGCGTTTCTGACGGCAAAAGAAAATACTTAAATCAATTCCCCACAGCGTAATCTCACGCTACCTTCCCGCGTTCACCAATATTATTGGTACGATAAACGCACACGAAGTATTCTGACGCAGGGATAATATGGCCGAAAATACAGACACTGGTGACTGCTGTCCCATCGCCCCAGATGATGGCGCCGACCAGATAAATCAAAAATCAGTAGGATTCGGGCCTCGCCGAGTTCGGTCCGACGGCCACGATGTCTTTGTCGATAAAGAGTCCGCCCGGGAAAGATCTCGCCAGCTCGGCTGCATCGGGATTCGTCAGTATAATTCTGTTTCTGGGGGATTTGTTTGGATGCCGTGCTCTAATGAATCAGATTACCGACGGGTAACCGGAGTGGGAGTTTTAGCCGGACGAAGATCAGAGCGGGATTTGTCTAGACGTATTGCCAGAATACTAAAGAAAAAAACCGACGAAGTTAAGGCACTTGGTCCACCGATCGGCGGACCTCAACGGGATATGAATCCAGCTACGGCGCGAAATGCCGATAATGACCCATTTGTCCTAGAGGGAATTCCAACGATAAATAGGGGTCGCGGCGTTATCGACCCGACCCCCGGCTCGGACGTCGCCATCCCCGCTCCGTCAACGCCTGACGCGCCAGAATTAAGCGATACCGCTAATCGAGCAAGCGATATTGATGGCCCCGATCTACCGACACGCCCAGATCCGGGCGCTGCCCCTAGTGATAAACCGTCCATAGCGCGTTCTCCTAAAAAGCCATCAACGCGCCGAGCGTCAATCGCTCCGACAGACTCCCTGGCTCCCAAAATTGACACCGAACCCAGAAGGAACACAGCTAGAGATACTGTACCTGCCGCTACGGGAGCAATGCGTGGCGACAAGGTCACTCCGGCTAGATTCATATTACCGGAGAATGACGAACTTGTTCGTCGCGTAAAAGGCGCAATTGCCAAATGGCTTGATGGAACCCCGGAGCGCGAACGCAGTAATTTGCTTCAGCGGAATGACAGAAGTGGGCGCAACAATTTCTTCGCCCAGATGTACCAAGACGACGCCGCGCGGTCGACGCTGCGGAGTTTCATATGGGGTGATATAGAAACCGCAGATGCGGCGGTTGCCTATTGGGGTGGCCAATTTGCGGATTCGGCAGACCGCGTCATCACCAAAATCGATACCGGGACGCTTAACGAGGCCGACTACGTGGATGCTTTTAGGTTATACCAAAAAGCCGTCTCTCAGGCGCCTGATTTTTCACGGGGGATCATGGACACGTACGCAGTGGCTGATCCCGGAATTGACGAAGAAGTTTTATTTTCCAACCTGTCCGGATGGACGCTGCCAACAACGATTGAAAGCATGACCCCGAATACCACTCCACTTCAGTCATTTGGGGCTCAGGGGATTATAGCGATAACGGATATTTTTAGGGCGGCGGTTAGCCAATTAAAGTTTCCCGTGCAACGCGAAAATGCGCAAACCTTTCCGGAGGGGAATAAACTTCGTGCCGGTTTTACCGCAAACCGCGCCGTCTACCCGCATGACTATGGAAATGTCTTATTGCGACGCCTGCTCGATGTATCAAATTCCGTCCGTAACGCTAATAGCGAGCCAATACGCGAAACCATCCTTGGGTCGGCCCTGAATTCATTCGCAATGTATGTCGCGGCGCATGGCGTTCTGGTCCATGATTCAGATTTAATGGATAGCTCATTTGGAATAATGAACAATCTTCTTGAACAGTTACTAGCTGACAAAGAATCAACTGCCGTACTAGCAAAAATGGGACAATTATTTGATTTGCTAGATACGCATCTTGTTGATTATACCGAAGCTAGAAGAAGAGCGCGCTTAGAAATAATTGCCGCTGCGAAAGAAAATGGATTATTGAGGAAAAGTGAGGACTTATTTGATAACGATGTGCCGCTTGCTGTCGCAGAGCATCTTGACAACTCAAAACAAGCATTTTCTACAAGAAATGAGCATGTCGCCGCGGTTATAGCGCCGATTGGCGAAGATAAGTTGCGAAGAGTAATGCGGGACATTTTCGCGCGCAACAATTATTTAGACGGGAGCACGATAGAGAAATATTCCCCAGCTTCTCCCGGTGACGCCATAGCTCTCGCTTCCGAATTAAATCCCCCGCAAAGGGACAGGAATATTACCAGGCTCAGCACGGAAAACGCAAAAGCATTTGAATCTATTACCTCATATCTCTATTCTGATAATCCAATATTTTTGGTCGACAACAACGACCAAATCCAACTATGGGCAAATTTATTGCAATACGGCAAACGCCGAATGTTACACCGCACCCTGAAACAAATGAGCCCCAAAAAACGCGCTGAGTTTATGGCCGTAGACCCTGAGACGGCCGATGTCCTTCTTGACTCGGCCAAGGAATCATGGCTATCCCACAGACAGATCAACGAGGGGTTCGGCCCCGACAATTATCCGCTTGATGACAATATCAACGCCACGCTGACAAACTATCCGATCGAGGATGTTCATTACAGAATCCCGCAGCGCATTACGGATAGCTCCTCTAATCCGCTTGTCCTGATAGCTAACGCCCTGCGCCTTCGCCAGTATCAGCTGGACCGAGTCAACAATAACGATTATACAAATTCCATACGAGCCTTAATCGACGGCCTTCTCGGTGGCAATCCAAAACAATCAAACAAAATTTTTGATTTAATGATTCTGCCATCGCCCGCCGCGCTTTTAATTGACCGCTACGCGAATAGCATCCCCAACTTTTTACACACGCTGGGAGAATATGATAACGACATTCAGGGCAACAATCGTGGTCAATTTAGAAATAATGATTCGGTATACCCCAATACAATGACGGCCCTTGGGGTTTTGGGGGACGCAAAACACGCACTTGCCGGGCTTGCCGGGAACATGGATGAATATGCCAATATGGCGTCACGGCGAATGGTGCTTATTACGGACGATTTAATTGATCGAGAAAATTACGACATTGATCCACTGGTTGAAAACTACCTAAACGCCGCCCCTTTTGGGTACGGTCCGAGTGGATCCATGGTCGGGCATATCGGCCAAAACTATCCCCGTGACAAAAGGGAATCTGGATCCTGGAGCCCTGTGGCCGACAATATTAGGACGGAGATCGCGCGGGGGTATCAATTCCCGAAAAAAAGAAATGGATCCATGCGGATATCCCTGGGCTCGCGATACCGACAGGCGGAGCTTGTCCGGGAGGCGGCAGAACTACTAGACACGATGTACGAACGGGCGAGAAACGGAACGCTTAGATTGGAAGATTATGCGACATCGTATGATCAAAAAACCGAAAAATTAAAACTGGATGCCTTTAATCCCAAGACGCCAGCGTCCGTACTCAAAGGAGAAATGAGCCTATTCAGGGCCATCACCCTGGTGATGACCGCCGCATCAGTTGGTGCCCGCACGCCAAAAGATAGAGATTTAATCGACGGCTTGACGCAGGAAGTTTATCAATGGGCCGACCACTTCCTCCCGTTCTATTCATCAAAACGGCCCTTTGTTGGGAGTCTTCCACGGAAAATTTCGTCAACGGACCCGACCGGCTCAATGGGCGGCATACGAAGTCCCAGAGAAAGATTTGCTAAGTTAAAAAATAGCAAATACGCCAGTCTTGAATTGCGCTGGGCCGCATTTGATGCCGCGGCAAGTGATCTAATTTACGAATCCGCCGCATCGGTACCGATATCCAATAAGCTACTGCAACTTGAAACCCTTCTTGACGACCTAATTAACGAGCAGTGGGCGCAGGCCAGCGGGCTCAAAACCGCACTTGAAATAATTTCAAGCCATGTCGACGACATGATCCAGGGCGGTCTTCCATTGCGCTTAACTGCGGAACTTACTAGATCATTTGATACCTTCGCCGGCCGCATGCGAAAAAAATACCAAGACGACCCGCTCCTAGCTTCTGCGTTTTCCAGTGTGAATCTATACTCGGTACGGAGCCGTAGTAAGCGTCGCAGGGGACTTAAGCCGATAGAGCTACTTAATGAGCGCCTAACAATGCAGAATAGCCTATTGGATGATGCAATTACAAATAACCAGACCGCACGGGCCGAAAACTTGCGGGTGGCGATTAGCGTAACCGTCCGTAACATCAACGAAGTAACGCCTCCTCCCCGGGGGGCGCCGAAGAAGTTTGAATGGGAGGGCGACGATGAAACCCCCGTTTCTGGCTCCATGGCCGGTCGTTATTCACCACATCAGCTAACACTGTCCAATTTGGTCACGGGGTTACATGATTCGCCAGAGTTTGCCAAACATTGGCAAAGCATGGATGACAATAATGAATTATTTTGGAAGTATCGGTTGGAGTCGCAGCAGGAACCGGCAGGGCTTTCTAGTATTACGTTCAACTGGACCGACGAAGTGTCCAGAAACGCATATTTACGATTACTCACATCGGGCAAACAGTTTCCGCCGATATATCGCACTCCCGGCGGAAGAGATGGGGCTATTTTCCCGAAATCATCGTTACATAAAAATTCAGAGATGGCAAAAAATATAAGTGAGTATATTGCCGATGAACTCGGAGTCGGAATGTACATACGGGGGAGGTATCCATATTATGCTGACATGTTTAGCACCCTGGCTACATTTTCGCTTACTCCGTCTAGCGGTGTTGCTGGATCAAAGGCCGTAAGCGATATTCTGTCGTATCACTCCGAGGAACTGAATCCAACCCAGTTTGCATACAGGTTTGAAACCTGGATTCGGGATCCAGATATGGTTATGGAGAATGCAAAAACCGGCAAGGAAACCGGCGTGCGGAAATTTTTCAATAACGACCGCATCAAAATGATGATGGAATTCAACAAACGAATTGATGGGCTTTACGACATCATAGAAGAAAAGGCTCCGCAACAAACGTTTGATAATTTCAGACCGCGAAGAATCCCCGGGCGGTACGACGGGGATATTTCGTCGTCATTAAAAACAACGGCATTGCAAACAATACTTTCAGCGAATTTAGAAACTGACTCCGAAACGGTACATTCATTAACAAAACGAGTGAACGCGCAATTGAACCGATGGAATAATTTTGATTTCGCAACAGCCGAAGATATTGTTAATATTTTGGCGGCAACCGAACCGAGCCTCTGGAATAAAATCAAAATCGACCTAGACGCACCGGTTAATCCGCTGAGCGGAATACCCATAGAAGAACTCGATGCGAATAAAGATATTTTGTCGATCATTATGGACGACTATAAGAATTTGTCATTTTATGAAATAAAAGAACTATTAGCACAGGGATCCCACGCTGATCTCTATGATGATGAAGCCATTCGCGCGTTGCTTTCGGAAATGGGCGTAACGGACCTTCAGGTTAGAGATACCGCAAACCCGTCTGGGTCAATGACACAGGGTGCGGGAAACGACGAGAGTTCAAATATTGACTGGTGGAAGATCCCCGATCCGGAAAAAATGGCGCTACTACGGCAAGACTTTGATCGGCTACATATTCTTAGGGCCAATAAGAAGGCACTTGAAATGTCGCCCGATGAAGAGCGCCAATTCAGGGTAACGCAATGGAAAAAATCTCAATTAGAGAAAATAATTGACGCCGACTGGGTCGCGCTCGGCCCATTCCCGAAAACAAATGCCCTAAGGGATTTACATAACCTTGCGCTGGAGGCCACCGATTCAGATGTAACCTTTTCGGGTAAAATTTATGGTTTTACCGATAGTCAAATATCCACAATATTTGATGAAATATCGTCTGGGCTCCCAAACTCGACCGATATTAAGCGACGTGGGGAATTTGTCGACCATATCAATGGTCGGCTATCCGTTCGTGGAGATGACGCACCAGCCATAGTGCCGGACATTTGGGCCCCGGAACCAACGCGGAATGAATTACTTGAGTTTACAACCCCCAAAGAGGCAGCCGAAATTCTCGGTGAAAATTTTGACTTTGACCGTGCGTTTTTGGCACAACTTTTGAACGGCCCATCATCGGAAATGTCGCCCGAAATTAGGACGGAATTACTTCGGATAACCAATGATCGTGCCGACGGCGACGCTGATCCGGCCGCTGTCCAGTACGCTCCAACTCCGCAACAGCAAATGCAAAATTTCCTGATTAATAGTATAGACGAATCCGTTAATTCAGCCGAGGATTTTGTCGACAGTTTGTCACGGGAACAATTGTCTGTTATTTCCGATCACGTAAGCTCTGGGCAGGGGCAACCTCGGACATTAAGTAGAGAGGATAACGAAGCCGAACGGACAGAGCAATTCAGACAGCAGTCCGCTTTGGGTATTTCGCATTATTCCGCTACCCAAACTGGTAGAAACCAATTACGCACGATCGCATCTTTGATGAAGGAAAATACAAAAGTTCAGCTCGCCGATGATGTAATTGATAAAATCATTTTAAGTGCAAGCCAAGATGAGATCTCCTTTGACGCCGCGCTTCGGGCGTTATTCCCAATTGATAACTATAACGATATGGGTGCAATATGGTTCCATGTAGTCAAACCGCTAACGGGTGTAGATAGCGACATCGCACGCGAACTGCAAGATGTTGCAAATGAGTCGACAGCACGAATGCGACGACACGCGTTCGTTTTGGCAATTCACGGGAATAAAGCCAAAAATGAACTTCGGCACACGCTCTATAATTTTGTCAAGAAGTACCCCGTTGACGGCGTCGGATCGGTTCGTATTGCTGGGTCAAACGAGACCACCAATGACATTGCCGATCTTTCGGCGGATGACCAAAATATAATTCGCTCGATTCAATTTGACACAATCAGTTCATACGATGGTACGACAGAATCCGCAAATCGGATAATAGGCGCGTTGACGTCTCAACAAATTGAACGACTATTTGAGAAATTCATTCTGCCGGCGCTTCATAAAAGTAATCCCGGCCTGGCCAATAAAAGGTCCATCAACCAAGCCAGAATAAAAATGCAAAAACAGCTCGCCAGGATCAATGCCGAGTTTTCCAAGTCACCCCACGGGGTGTCCACGTATACCAATGCCGATGGATATGGACCGGATGACATAACGGATCTAATTACGACTGCCGCCAATAGCGCCTTCGGAGATTTATTGCCAGATGGGACAAATGCCGACGACTTCGGAAACTATGTATCGCTCGTTGACTATTTTTTCAGTGGCGGTAGGGAAATTCTTCCAATCGGCGAGTATGCGGAGGCGGCGCGCAAATTGCAATACGCACAAACCCGGCTCGGCAAGAAACAAAGTGCAATCGCTGCTGATCGAGTGGAAATGACACAACTGGCAAACGATGCCGGGGCACAGCTGGATAGCGATGTCGCCAGCCTGCTAAAACAATTCATTAATCGTGATGACGATGACGCCGTATCACGGGCCTTGGATGAAGAAGAGTTTGCACGCCTCCAAGAACAAAAGCGCCGCCACAGATCAGAAATAAAAAAATACAATGTCCAACCGGCGGACAGTGAGTGGGAGGAAGCCGATGACGTATTTGAAATCGATAACGAAAATCCAAGCGGATCTATGTTGTCCGCACTGCCGAATGTTAGTCCGCGGTATATCGCTCTTCTTGATGCAAAGCGGACACCGCGTAAAAAGCATGACGATGAAGCGCGTTCCCAGTTTAGTATAGCCGAAAAACGCGCAATAGAAATTGTGCGCAATAACGGAATTGATATCCCAAATGACTATACGGGAATTGACAGCCAGACTTTTGATGGAACTGCAATGAATTTATTTTCAAATGCGGGCGCTGTCACCGCGTCAGATATAGAAAAACGTCTAATTTCTATACAGAAAGCTATCAATATAGAACTTGAAAAAATAATCGTGTCGGAGTTTCCGCACTCCGAGTTTAGGGCTGACTCAAGAGGATTAATGCTCTATGTCCCGGCGCGTCTTCTTGCGGACGGCCCCGAGGCGCCTGATGCCATCGCCGAATTTGAACCATACGACGCTAATACCGATGATGATTTATCGCTGCGCCCACAAAATTTTGATATCCGCACCCACCCAACAGCCGTCGCTCTGCGCGACCGTCACGATAATTTTACTGGGGCGAAGCATTCTTTTGGCTCGGAGTGGCTACACGAAAATACCCGATACGGGACAGAAACGAATAAGCTCTTACAGCTACTTGAATCAGACCCGTCATCATTGGATATGGACAAGATCCTGGCGTATGTTGAATCACAGGGCGACTGGATGGACATAGAAACCCTGCCGTTGTCATCTGGATTAGTAACCGAATCGCCGATAGGACGCACTACCGGTTTCGGGGCGGAACGTAGAAGTCGTCTTATCGATACGGCCCGCTTAGAAAAAGAGAAGAAAATTGTTCGCTCAAAAGCCCTATCCAGTAAGGCCCTTCGGGATTCCTGGTGGCCTCTGTTCACCGGACCAGACACGCTTGATGAAATAGAAATTGCGCAGACCTCTGGCTACCTGGAAGAAGCGGTCATTGCCGGCCTGAAAACCGTCGCTCGTGAAAATGGTCAAATTGATAATTTTGACAGAATGCTTTCTCGCGCACGCCAAGCCGGCAGGGACAGGGCACAAGAACTCGCTCGCTCATTTGCGCTCGCAAAAATTGTTGAAATAATAGACTCAAACGAGTCTATAGCGGGTCAGCTTTTTCATATCGACTCGCTTATACAGGATGCCGAATTATCCAAAGACGTCACATCAAAACAGTATCAGGCGCGAATACGGGCAGAAATACTAAAACGTGTGAGCTCTCAACGGACGCTACTTAATACACGTAAACAACTTGAGCGCTACGATGCGATCACAACCACTCCGCGTGATTATTTGTATAATCTACAAAAGTGGGATGCAAATTACGGCCCGATACTTTTGCAACTTGAAGCCGGGATCCAAGATCTCAGCATCCAGGCAGAGGCGAGTCTTCGGGCTCTCCGTGGCTATGATGAAACAGTTTCGGAACTTCAGGAACGAGTTAAGGAAATACGGGAATTAGCAGATAACGCAGCCGAATTTATTCGGATTAGGGCTCTTCAGAGAGCGACCGATGATGCGCTACAGGCACTAAGCGATGACCCTAACAACATTATGGGCGATGGATCGTCGCCATCTGGGTCGATGAAGCGGGTCGGGAGACATCCGACCACTGGAGTCGCAATTTACGCTCAGGGCGTTCAGGCACAAGAAGCCGAGCGACGGGATGCACGCGTGCTGATGACGCCTGCCGAAAAAGAGTTTTCGCAGCATGTGCTCCGCCAGCTGAATGCATTAAAGGGCCTTGATCTGACGGACATAAATGCCAGCTCCAAGATTGCGCGACAGTCGGCGCTTGGCGCTTTGGTATCAGGGAATATACAAGTTTCAAGAATTGCACAATCCGTCCTTGGGCTACAACGGACAGCCCGCTCCATAAGAAGTAGGTTTTCTAGAAATTTAGTATCTAATCTGCGATCGGGGCCAGATGCAACAATTTCAGACGCTGTAAGAAATTCAATTCTTTTAGAGCGAAGCCGCCTCCACGCAAATGAATTAACGCCCGACTACGCCGTATTCTCTGAATTGGCGGAATCCATTCTTCCGGCGGTGTCCGCAACAATTCTTTCCGACCTACGAAATATTGGCCGAGATAAAACAATTTTAAAACATGGGATATTTGATAGAGGCGTATCCCTGATAGAGCACGAGCGATCAGAAATTATGAACTCAATCCGTGACGAATCAAAAACCTCACCGATGTCCACTATCGCCGAGCGCTTAAACTTGGACCTGAATTTACTACGGCGGGCGCTAGACGCAGATTTGCAGTCACGGAAACTTGCAATTTTAATTACCGGGGCGCAAGAAATGGCCTACATCCTAAAAGATGGCTATACAAAAAATGCAGCCGCGGGAATAATATCTGAAAAAATACCAGAGCTTGGGGAACTTGGCATTACGATTGAGGCAATACTGGATACGCCAGAACATATTGCACTAGCATCCCTGGATAATATAGAACTGGCATTAAGACACATCGCAAAATCCAACGCCAATACGCTTTATGTATCCGATCAGATAGAACGGGCTGCCCGTAGTGCCGGCATTCCAACTTCGTCAATAAATTCACTACGTAAATTTTCTGCCGAAATTGAACAGACGAAGCGGTATGGCGGCCTAAGATTTGATGCACTAACTCCAGATGATTGGAGATTTATGACCTATGGGGAGCAACTTGATTGGCTCGATTCGGATATGGGCAAAACCGCCATACCGGAAGAAATGCGTCAATTCCAGAAACTCCAATTAAATGAAATGGCAGAGGCTTACGGCTCCCTTGATGGGCCCTATGGCGCAACGGCTTCGGCTCTCCGTCGCTCAAATATATCCGAAGCTATTTTTGGGATGAATTCGGTTACCCCGACCGGAGAAAGTCCGATATTCTCATGGGTCGGCTTGAAGGATTCAGACCTCGTACGAAGCGGTAAATTTCCCACAAAATCGATCTTTGAAAAATATGGGTCTTTGGGGATTCTGAATGATGTTGCGCTCGCGGCATTTTTTAATACACAACCAGGTGTAATCAAGAAACTTCGGTCTGGTAAATTCGGATTATCAACCGCGGCGGCCTCGCGTGTGGCCAATGCGCTTGGCGTTCAATTAAACGACATCTGGTCCAAAAATAAAAAGATTGACAAGATAAAAGCCCCAAATGGGCATTTTTTGTGGATCGCCGGTAACTGGTCGGTTATCCAAAAACTTCTTGAAATGAGTGATGCGCACCGAAGCGATGCCGCAATTGAAAAAACACTTGGGAAACGTGCCGTGCTACAGCTAGCACAACTTAAAAAATTACAAAAAAATAAAACAATGGACGCCTTTGGTAGGGCCGTGGGCAAAACGAATCCATCAGATAGCGAAGTTCGCAAATACTTGCTGTCCGTAATGCCAACTTCCAAAAAAGATGCCGTGCTGGCCTTGGCCCAATCAGGCTACGGAGAACAGGACATTATCGGCGTAACCGGGTTTAATGCAAATACGGTAAGGAACATATTGCACGACCTTAGGCGGGCCGGAATCGCCCCCGACGCCGTAGGAAAGAAAATTTGGATAATGGCCAACGCCGACAAGGTTATTGCCGACATGGCCGGCGGTATGTCAAAACGACAGGCGATGAGAAAGTATGGAGTCGGAGCAGAAACAATACGCTCGATATTAACGGAATCCAATGCGCCAATAGACTATCAGAATGCCTCAGATTTGATTTCGGGAGATAGTCCGAGTGGTTCAATGGCAAATAGAAGAGTGGGTGAAGATGTTGAACAGGTAGCCGGCCCGACCCCGGCTTGGGACTCGGACGATCCGAGCGTTCGCGTATTTCTTCCAGAATTTCCCCCGACCGTTGTCGCGGAACCGTATAGCCCAGAAACCGGCCCGGCATCCGCTCGTCTCCGCGCAAACGGCGCCGCAAAAGACCAGGATGCATTAAATCGCTGGAGGCCGTCTATGGCCAAAATGTTGAATTGGGTCATGAACGGTGGGGTTTTAGAAAACCATGATGATGCGCAGAATCTCATCGACGATGACGAGTTTGATCTAGACGCCACCTCCGCGGTGGACGAGCCAAACTTTTCAATTACGATGCCGGATGAAGTTGCTATCGGCGAAGCAATTGACGGAATGAAGCTTAGCGTCGACCAAATGGATGAGTATGGCGCTTTCCCCGGCATCGGGCGTGCCATGAATAATCTTTTTGAACAAGCCATTTTGTCACTATGGCGGTTGGAAAATCAACCTCGGGGCGCATATGACGGAGCCGACATGGATGGCGATTTTAGGGACATGCTTGAGCCGGACGAAGATATTGATGATACCGATGGGCCGGGGATGTCATTTAGCGACTTTGTAAGTATGGTTGTTAATTCCCTGGATCCGCGCCCAGTTTTGATAACCGGATCGGACGCAGACTGGTTGAACGAATTCGCGCGATCGTATGCGGCGTCAAGAAACACACTTGATGAATCAACAGCCGAAAACGCAGACAGACTATATAACTTATTTATCCGCAAGTTAAACTCATCCAAAGATTCTAAGCAGTGGATGCAAAAAGCGAGATTTATGGTTTCCATTCAGAGCATGGCGAACCATGTAATTGATAAATTCGCCCTGGCGAGTTTCAATGCGTCTATGAATTTTGATAATCCAGGCGTTGTCGACGACCAGGTAGCTGCGCATTTCTTTGACAGGGTACTCAAGTCCATATACGATTTGCCTGGGGCTGATTTGGACTTCGTTGACAGGGTGATAGGAAAAGCAAACGATGAGAGAAACGCGACCATGATAGATAGACCCTGGGCGGACGAAGATGATGATATAGACGATCACGCCCCGATTACGCTGTCCGCGTCAGCCCGCGAACAATTTAATGACGCCGCAAACGGCATAGCGTCGACGGTTGCACAATTATTTTCAGACCAACTGGCGTATCATATTGGTACTAATTCCAGTTCCGATCCAATGGTTGGAATCTTTCCGCGAAAAGACTGGACTGGTCAATGGACAATTTATGGACCAGATATTGTGTACGCCGGTTATGGCGCCAAAAAACCTTATAACAGGTCGGTTAGGTGGAGCGCCGATCCTAGCCTAAATGCCGGAATTGTAAACTTTGACGAAGACTTAAGTGGTTCGCCGGATAAGTATCTGTGGGAGGTGCGTTTTGACGCGGACGGTGAGTATGGTGTTTCGGCCCTTGAATTGATGCAAATGGACGCATCGGATGAATTCGGTGCATTTATTTCGCATATTGCAAGAAACAGGGATGCCAATGAAATCGGTTCAATTGCAAAAATCATTAATGACCTGATTCAGCCGACCAAAATGCTCCATATCCCAGAAGGCATGACGGCAGCGCTACGTGACCTTTCGGAAATGATGCAATACGAGATTGAAACCCGAGATGACTTCCCCGGAATATCATCCGGGAATACGGCAAACAGAATGTTCCCGTGGATCGACTGGAATAAAACCCACGATCTGTATCCGGTACTTAACATGGATGACATTATTACGGGCGAGCAACGAAGTTGGCCATGGGTTGCCAAAAGAGCGGTTATAAATCAGAATTTGCGCCGGGTGCGCGAATATAACAAAATGCAATACGGCATCGTTATGGAGATGACGCAAGATCTACATCAGGCTGAGGACTTAATTGAAATGTATAGTGGTTTAATTGCCGCACTGAAATCCAATGCGGAATTTGCCGAAGATGAGGAAATGCTCGGCCGAATTGCGGATGCCGAAAGACAGCTCGCTAGACAGCAGGATTTCAAGGAGGCACTAGAGCCGGTCATCGGTCCTACGATTGAGCAATTGGTGAAATTTACCGCCGGACGGCTGGAATCGCTTGATTCGGTTATTTCCGTCGGCGAGATGTTGAGAAAAATTGCGATATTCGACCGCGAGCATGACGCCAGGGTGGAACGTAAAAATTTACTTGGGAAATATAAGCGAACAGTCCTTGATGTCGCCCAACTCGACCGAGTGACAAACGACGGCGCCACATCAAATAAGGATGACGTTTATATTCCGACATTTAATGAATGGCTCGGAAGCAATGGTTACGAATACCTAACTTACGAATACAAACATGATGAGATACCGCCAAGCGATGCCGTCAGCGGATCAATGGCCCTCCATAGGTATACAAAGCCGGGCCTATTGGCCATTGTTCATGGTCACGAAGAGGCGAAGAAATCTGATCACAACGAAGTAAGTGTCCCGCACCTCCTATTGGGCCTCGCACGAGAAAATATCGGCAAGCGGGCGTACAACCAGACCATAGCTGGGCGCGTTCTAAAGAGGCTGAATGTAGACATTAATAAATTGCGCACCGCAATTAATGAGATCATTGCACCGGGGGCCCCCGACGGTAACAAGGAGAACAGAATTGTTCCAATTAGCGCAAACGCTCGGACCGTAATGGTTAGGGCAGTAAAACAGGCGATGAATAAGGGGCAGAATTTTGTTGGTACCGATCACTTACTGTTGGCGATAGCAAGTGCCAATGATAAATATGACGACTCATTGTCCGGGGTGTTAAGCGAGTTGGGCATTACAAAAGAGCAGCTTATCGCTGAAACGATCGCGGCGACTGAGGCATTCAATATGGGTTCCTTCCCTAACGAAGCCGGTCCGTCAGGCTCAATGCAGTTTTACCCCAGGCAGACAGATGATCAAAGGGAACGTGCGCGTGCATTTATGATAAAGGCGGCGGGAGATGAGTGGTTTACTGTCGACAGGGTTATTGAAATTGTTCTTAATATAGCGACAGACAAACAACAGGTTGACGAATTTGAAAGACTGCTTGACGAATACGTAGTTAAGATTTCCAGTAAGCAAATTAGCGCCAACGATTATAGGAATGGGATGTCTCCTTTCTCGGTAAACGCAATTCTCCAAACGAACTCCGCATTGATATTCGGAGATATTGGGCAAGAACCAACTGACTTAGTCGGCGCAATCGCTTACCGCATGAATGTTATTGACGTACTCACCGGGATTGATGCGACACAGGCCGCGCGCTATGCCACAATAAGACAACAGGCCAAACTATTTTTTGATACCGATTCCCACGCCCAAATATTTGATGGCGAAAAGGATGCTCCGAGTGGCTCAATGGACGGCGCCGGCAGTTTTGGCCTAGTCTACGAACCGATTGGTAAAATGTTCGTTTCTCGGCCGCAGATGCCGCAGGACGAATATTACCAGTCGATTTATGGGCCCGCGCTGGAATCCGAGTCAGAGCTTAGAAAAGCCGCGGCTGCCGTCAACCTATCAAGTCCACTTAATCTAGATTTGAACTTAACATATGGCGATGATGACGATGTTACCTGGTCTTCAAACGCCTGGTCAATTGCGAAAACAAGTTTCATAGAAGGATCAGACGCAGTCATCATGCGTATGCAGGGAAATGACATCACCACCGCCCAATTGCTGATGATTGACAGAAAATCCGGTCCGTTTACAAACGCCAAGGCATTAGTGGGCGGACTTCGTGACGGGGACGAAGACTACATGACCACGGCAACACGAGAGGGCCTAGAGGAAGTCGGTATCGATCTAAATAACTCGATAAGCGGTAAAGCCCTTGGATTAATATCGACTCCAGACTGGGATCCGCGATTCGTAAAAGGAACCCGTGTCGGCGGTGGATTTTTCATGATCCCATGGGACACCAAATTCCAGGCTGCCTCAGATGCTAAAAAAGCCGATTGGGTTTCGTTGTCTGAAATTGCGGAGGGGAAGCATGCAATAGCATTTGGTCACGCCGAATGGATTCGCCGAGCGGTAACTGAGCTAAAAAATCCGCCGGTGGGCGATGGCTCGATTGATAAATTCCATGACATGAGGGTGTCTATTGCAAGGCGATTGAACATATTGGCCAAAGCACAAAGATTACGCAACCAGCGAATCATCTCCCGCATTAATGCCGTCAGACGAGAAAAGGGCGCAGAAGAATTCCTTCCAGAGGGATTGATGCCACACCCACTGATGCCATGGGGTGTTGCATTTGAATCCGACCGGTGGCCGGTAAGCGATCCGAGTGGCTCAATGTCGGGCCCAATTAGGCCGTTTGTCGATGTAAGTTTGGCGCGAGATTTGGGTCTAATAGATGACTACAAAACCGATTACAGTCTTGATGAGCTTAATTCATCAAACCCAGTATCAACCGCAGAAAAATACGGGCTGATGGGCGGCAAAATTTCCGACGCGCGATATAACGGATTATGGATGCCGTATATAAACCGAAGCATAAAACGTGCGCTGGACGGCTCTGCTGATAGAAATCCGGAAGATTTGCCAACCGCATACATCCTTGGCGGATCTAGCGGTACTGGTAAAACATACGCTAGGATGAACGGGTTTATGGGTATCCCGAGTTACGATAATGCTGTCGTCGCCGATCCCGACGATGCAAAAATTATTATGCCGGAAGTTCGGCATTGGTTCGGGGAAATGAACCCCAACGCCGCCAATTTGGCCCATATTGAATCCCGTGCTATCACCGCAAAACTCACGGCCGAGGCGATTAAGCGTGGAATTGACTTGGTCTATGACACGAGCGGGCAGTTCAATGATGGGACTTCAGATATTGAAAAGTGGAAGAAAAAGGGCTACAAAGTAGTCGCCCATTACTTCTTTGCTCCGGATGATGTTTTGGCAACCCGGAATAACGACAGATTCAAAAGAACTGGCAGAATGGTCCCGGAGTGGATACCACCAGTAATTAACAGGAACCTTTCTATGCTTGTCCCCCAAATGGACTCATTATTTGACGAACTACATATATGGGATTCGGAAAAAGACCCAACATCTCCGGTGGCCTTAGCCCGCCGCGGACAAGGCGAGCCGCTGGAGATTTTGAATAAAAAGCTTTATGGCTATGTAAGCTACGATAAAAGATAGGACGCACCCCAATGAGCTCACTCTCGATACCCAAAGCCATGCATGGCCTTTCCCCGATAGAGGCGCTGTCTCTGGCCGCCGCTAACGATTTTACGCTATTAGAGGTCGGCCTTGCGGACACCCAGGCGAACAGGGACATGCTTGAGATAGCAAAAACAGACGTGCTCAAAATCATCAAAATGGGCGGAATTGTCGACATTTCAAACTAATAACCGTACTTTCCCTACGGTCGTTTAAGGCGTGTTAAATTTGTACAAGAGACATACACGGCTGGGTGCTTACCTGAGCATTGTCTAGCAAACTCAACCATCCAATAAATTTTTCTTAAGAGGAGAAAAAATGTCAACATCAGAAACCAAAGACCGCGTAACAGAGCTTCAAAGCGCTCTCCGTGGCAAAATGTCAGATAACAAAACGATTGCCGACTCATTCAGAGTTGAAAATGGCACCGTAGTTGTTTCGGCTGAACAGAAGTCAGCATTTGACAAAAACATGACAGACATCCGCGAGATCAAAAGTCTCATCGACGGCATGGAGCAGATGCAGCAAGTAAGCGACTGGGGCACGACCCAGGCGTCCGCTTCGGTTGCGGCCCACGCAGCTGCCGGCCAGTCAATGCCGGTTACAGCCAAGACCATCGGTCAACACTTTGTTGATTCGCCAGAGTTCAAAGCACTCGGCGGCGGAAGAAATAGCGTCAACATGGCGGCACCGTTCACCCTGAACACAACCCTGACGAACTATAACGTCAAGGACGTTTACAGCGCACTGCCATCTGGCACCCTAAATAGCTTTGGGACGATCCAAAGAGACGCAATGGTCCTGCCACCAACTCGCACAAAGCGAATTCGTGACTTGTTCCCAAGTCGCACCACAACCGCAGCCGTTATCGAGTACTTCCAGCACATCGGTTTTACAACCCCGGTTACTGGTGCTGTCGGCGATAACAGAACGCGCGGCACAAACGC